AGTATAAAGAATATGCAGCCGCAAATAAAATCCAAGAATGGTGTTTACAGATCATAGTTTCGCCACATTATAAAATAGGTAGAACAATGATTGATAGGAAGTATAAAGAATTATTCGAATAGTATAAAATTGATATATTATTATTATTATTTTTTATACACTATGGTAAAACGAAATAAAAGAATTTTTAAAATCAATAAAGAATGGTACAAATATTATTTAAAATTTATTGAAGATAATCCTGATAAAGAGTGGAATTGGCAAGGCATATCTTCGAATCCAAATATAACTATAGAAATTATTAACGATAATCCAGACAAACCTTGGAATTGGTCTTGTATATCTAGTAATCCAAATATAACATGGGAAATCATTAAAGGTAATCCTGATAAACATAATCCTGATAAACATTGGAATTGGTGGTTTATATCTAGGAATCCAAATATAACTTGGAAAAATATTAAAGATAATCCAGATAAATCTTGGAGATGGGATTGGTCTTGTATATCTAGTAATCCAAATATAACATGGGAAATCATTAAAGCTAATCCTGATAAACCTTGGGTTTGGGAATATATATCTAAAAATCCAAATATAACATGGGAAATCATTAGAGATAATCCTGATGAGGATTGGGATTGGTGTAGTATATCTATGAATCCAAATATAACTTGGGATATCATTCATGATAATCCTGATAAACCTTGGGGATGGTATTGGATATCTATGAATAAAAATATAACTATGGAAATCATTAAAGCTAATCCTTATAAACCTTGGAATTGGTGGAATATATCTATAAATCCAAATATAACTTGGGAAATTATTCGTGATAATCCTAATAACTCTTGGCATTGGTCTGCTATATCTATGAATCCAAATATAACGATGGATATCATTAGAGATAATCCAGACAAACGTTGGGATTGGGGGTATATGTCTATGAATCCATTTACAAAAGAAAAAGAACTATTTATAAACAGAAAGTCAAGAGAGCATATGGCAGCGTATAAAATCCAAGAATGGTGTTTACAGATCATAGTTTCACCGCATTATAAAATTGGTAGAACGATGATTGATAGAAAGTATAAAGAATTATTCGAATAGTATAAAATTGATATATAAATAACATTATTATTTTTTATACACTATGACAACTCGTAATGAAATACCTAAACAAATAAGAAAAGCTATCAATAAAGAATGGGGAACCTATTATTTAAAATTTATTGAAGATAATCCTGATAAAGAGTGGAATTGGTATTGGATATCTTGTAGTCCAAATATAACATGGGAAATCATTAAAGATAATCCAGACAACCCTTGGAGTTGGCTTGGTGTGTCTTATAATCCAAGTATATCTTGGGAATTTATTGAAGATAATCCTGATAAACCTTGGAATTGGAGAGCTATATCTAAAAATCCAATTATAACCTGGGAAATTATTAGAGATAATCCTATGAAACCTTGGGATTGGAAAGGTATATCTATGAATCCAAATATAACTATGGATATTATAAAGGATAATCCTGATAAAAATTGGCATTGGCCTAGTATATCTTGTAATCCAAATATAACTATGGAAATCATTAAAGATAATCCAGATAAACCTTGGGATTGGTGGAATATATCTAAAAATCCAAATATAACTATGGATATGATTAGAAATAATCCTGATAAACCTTGGAATTGGTATTGGATTTCTACAAATCCAAATATAACTTGGAAAAATATTGAAGATAATCCAGATAAACCTTGGAGTTGGTTTGGTATATCACAAAATCCAAATATAACTTGGGAAATCATTAGAGATAATCCTGATAAACATTGGGATTGGGAGTGGGAACAGATATCTAAAAATCCAAATATAACTTGGGAAATCATTAAAGATAATCCAGATAAACCTTGGAATTGGTATTGTATATCACAAAATCCAAATATAACTTGGGAAATCATTAGAGATAATCCTGATAAGGATTGGAACTGGAAGTATATGTCTTGCAATCCATTTACAAAAGAAAAAGAACAATTTATAAATAGAAAGTATAAAGAATATGCAGCCGCAAATAAAATCCAACAATGGTGTTTATCAATTATAGTTTCACCGCATTATAAAATAGGTAGAACGATGATTGATAGGAAGTATAAAGAATTATTCGAATAGTATAAATTTTTATATAATAATAAAATTGAAATATTATTTTTATTTTTTATAAACAATATGGTTACCAAAGGCAAAAGAATTACGAAATTAAGAAATACTATTAATAAAGAATGGAGTAGTCATTACTTTAAATTTATTAGTGATAATCCTAGTAAACATTGGAATTGGTATTTTATATCTAGTAATCCAAATATAACTTGGAAAAATATTGAAGATAATCCCGATACACGTTGGACATGGTCTTGTATATCTGCAAATCCAAATATAACTTGGAAAATAATTCATGATAATCCTGATAAACCTTGGAATTGGAATGGTATATCACAAAATCCAAATATAACTATGGAAATCATTAGAACTAATCCCGGTAAACCTTGGAATTGGTGGAGTATATCTAGTAATCCAAATATAACTTGGGAAATTATTATAGATAATCCTGATAAACCTTGGAATTGGTGGAGTATATCACAAAATCCAAATATAACTATGGAATTTATTAACGATAATCCTGATAAATCTTGGCATTGGTTGAGTATATCTTGGAATCCAAATATAACTATAGAAATTATTAACGATAATCCAGACAAACCTTGGAATTGGTCTTGTATATCTAGGAATCCAAATATAACTTGGAAAAATATTAAAGATAATCCTGATAAACATTGGAATTGGTGGTTTATATCTAGGAATCCAAATATAACTTGGAAAAATATTAAAGATAATCCTGATAAACCTTGGTATTGGTCTTGTATATCTAGTAATCCAAATATAACATGGGAAATCATTAAAGCTAATCCTGATAAACCTTGGGATTGGTCTTGTATATCTGCAAATCCAAATCTAACTTGGGAAATTATTAAAGATAATCATGATAAAGAGTGGGATTGGGAACAAATATCTATGAATCCAAATATAACGATGGATATCATTAGAGATAATCCAGAGAAACCGTGGGATTGGAAATATATATCTAGGAATCCCTTTACAAAAGAAAAAGAACAATTTCTAAATAGAAAGTATAGAGAATATATGGCTGCATATAAAATACAACAATGGTGTTTATCAATTATATTATCACCGCATTATAAAATAGGTAGGACACTGATTGATAGGAAGTATAAAGAATTATTTGCTTAATATTTATTTAATAAAAAATTGAAATATTATTATTTTTATTTTTTATAAACAATATGGTTACCAAAGGAAAAAGAATTAAACAATTAAGAGAAACTATTAATAAAGAATGGTCTCAATATTTCTTCAAATTTATTAAAGATAATCCCCATAAACCTTGGGATTGGTACAGAATATCTAGTAATCCAAATATAACTATAAATATTATAAAGAATAATCCTATGGAAAATTGGAATTGGGAAAGTATATCTATGAATCCAAATATAACTTGGGAATTTATTAAAGATAATCCTAATAAACCTTGGGATTGGTGCGAGATATCTATTAATCCAAATATAACTTGGGAAATAATTCTAGATAATCCTGATAAACCTTGGAATTGGAATTTTATATCTATAAATCCAAATATAACTATGGAAATAATTATGGATAATCCTATGCAAAATTGGAATTGGGATTGGTTGTCGTCTTCAAATCCAAATATAAATATGGATATTATTCGAGAACATCCTTATAAACCTTGGAAATATAATTGGATGTCCGAGAATCCAAATCTAACTATGGAAATGATTCTAGAACATATTGATAAACCTTTGAAGTGGTATTGGATATCTAAGAATCCAAATATAACTTGGGAATTTATTAAAGATAATCCCGGTGAAGATTGGGATTGGTTTAATATATCTATGCATCCAAATATAACTTGGAAAATTATTCAAGATAATCCTATACAAAATTGGGATTGGTGGGGTATATCTTCAAATCCAAATATAACTATGGAAATTATTAAAGATAATCCGGATGAACAGTGGAATTGGGGGCATATATCTAGAAATCCAAATCTAACTTGGGAAATGATTCAAGATAATCCTATACAAAATTGGGATTGGCAAAGTATATCTATGCACCCAAAAATAACTATGGAAATTATTAATGATAATCCTATGAAAAATTGGATTTGGGAATGTATATCTATGAATCCAAATCTAAATATGGATATAATTCGGGATAATCCTATGCAAAATTGGGATTGGTCTTGGATATCTGATCAACTCTTTACAAAAGAAAAAGAAGAATTTATAAATAGAAAGTATAGAGAACATATGGCTGCTTATAAAATCCAACAATGGTGTTTATCAATTATAATATCTCCGCATTATAAAATAGGTAGAAGACTTATTGATAAAAAATATAAAGAATTATTTGCTTAATAAATTGATAATAAAATTGAAATATTATTATTTTTATTTTTTATATACAATATGGTTGCCAAAGGAAAAAGAATTAAACAATTAATAAAGACTATTAATAAAGAATGGTTTCAATATTTCTTTAAATTTATTGAAGATAATCCTATGCAAAATTGGGATTGGGATTTGATATCTTGGAATCCAAATATAACTTGGGAATTCATTAATGATAATCCTATACAAAATTGGAATTGGTGTGGCATATCTACAAATCCAAATATAACTATGGAAATGATTAGAGATAATCCTGAAAAACCTTGGGATTGGTATTATATATCTTATAATCCAAATATAACTATGGATTTTATTCTAGAGAATCCTATGCAAAATTGGAATTGGTCTTGGATATCTAGGAATCCAAATATAACTATGGAAATTATTAAAGATAATCCTATGAAAAATTGGAGTTGGTATAATATATCTAGGAATCCAAATATAACTTGGAAAAATATTAATGATAATCCTGACAAACCTTGGGATTGGCAAGGTATATCTATGCACCCAAATATAACTATGGAAATAATTAGTGATAATCCGGATAAACCTTGGGTGTGGGAGCATATATCTATGAATCCAAATATAACTTATAAATTTATTAAAGATAATCCTGATAAACCTTGGCATTGGTATTATATATCTTGTAATCCAAATATAACTATGGAAATCATTAAAGATAATCCTATGCAAAATTGGAATTGGTCTATGATATCTAGTCATCAAAATATAACTATGGATATCATTATAGATAATCCTATGCAAAATTGGGATTGGTATGGAATATCTCAAAATCCAAATATAACCTGGGAAATTATTAACGATAATCCTATGCAAAATTGGAATTGGGGATGTATATCTAGGAATCCAAATATAACTATGAAAAATATTAAAGATAATCCAGAGAAACCGTGGGATTGGAATATTATATCTTCTAAACCCTTTACAAAAGAAAAAGAACAATTTATAAATAGAAAGTATAGAGAGCATATGGCTGCTTATAAAATACAACAATGGTGTTTATCAATTCTCGTTTCTCCGCATTATAAAATAGGTAGGACAATGATTGATAAGAAATATAAAGAATTATTTGCTTAATATTTATTTAATAAAAAATTGAATATTTCTTATTTTTATTTTTATTATAAACAATATGGTTACTATGAATGCCAAAGGAAAAAGAATTAAAAAAATAAGAGAAACTATTAATAAAGAATGGACCGAATGTTATTTCAAATTTATTCTTGAACATCCTATGCAAAATTGGGAGTGGGAAGAAATATCTAGTAATCCAAATATAACTTGGGAAATCATTAAAAATAATCCTATGAAACCTTGGAATTGGGAATATATATCTATGAATCCAAATATAACTTGGGAAATTATTAAAGATAATCCTACGAAACCTTGGAATTGGTATATGATATCTATAAATCCAAATATAACTTATAAAATTATTGAAGATAATCCAGATGAGGATTGGAATTGGCGTGGTATATCTAAAAATCCAAATATAACTATGGAAATAATTAAAGATAATCCTATGCAAAATTGGGATTGGTCTAATATATCTAAGAATCCAAATATAACTATGAAAAGCATTAAAGAAAATCCTATGCAAAATTGGAATTGGTTTGAAATATCTAAGAATCCAAATATAACTATGGAAATTATTAAAGATAATCCTATGGAAAATTGGAATTGGGAAAGTATATCTATTAATCCAAATCTAACTATGGAAATGATTAGAGATAATCCAGACAAACCTTGGAATTGGTATATGATATCTATGCACCCAAATATAACTTGGGAAATAATTCGAGATAATCCTATGAAACCTTGGAGTTGGATTTATATATCTATGAATCCAAATATAACTTGGAAAATAATTAAAGATAATCCTATACAAAATTGGACTTGGTGGGGTATAACAAAAAATCCAAATATAACTATGGAAATTATTAGAGATAATTCCAAGGAAGAGTGGGATTGGTTATATATATCTATGAATATGTTTACAAAAGAAAAAGAACAATTTATAAATAGAAAGTATAGAGAGCATATGGCTGCTTATAAAATACAACAATGGTGTTTATCAATTATAATATCTCCACATTATAAAATAGGTAGAACAATGATTGATAAGAAATATAAAGAATTATTTGCTTAATAATAATAAAAATAATAAAATTGAAATATTATTATTTTTATTTTTTATAAACAATATGTTAACACATAAGGAACGAACTTTAAAAATAAGAAACCATATTGATAAACAATGGTCTCAATATTTCTTTAAATTTATTGAAGAAAATAATATGCAAAATTGGGATTGGGAACGGATATCTGGGAATCCAAATATAACTATAGAAATTATTAAAGATAATCCTGATAAACCTTGGGATTGGTATTGGATATCTAGAAATCCAAATATAACTTGGGATATACTTCGAGACAATCCAGAGAAACCATGGGTTTGGGATGGTATATCAATAAATAAAAATCTAACTAGGGAAATGATTAAATCACCTTGTGTGTGGTCAGAAATATCTAGAAATCCAAATATAACTATGAAAAGTATTATAGATAATCCTGAAAAATCTTGGGATTGGTATACAGTATCTATGAATCCAAATATAACTATGGAAAATGTAAGAGATAATCCTATACAAAATTGGAATTGGAGTGGATTATCTTGGAATCCAAATCTAACTATGGAAATGATTAAAGATAATCCTATGCAAAATTGGGATTGGGATCATATATCTAAAAATCCAAATATAACTTGGGAAATTATTAAAGATAATCATGATAAAGAGTGGGATTGGTGGGGTATATCTAGTAATCCAAATATAACTATGGAAAATATAAGAGATAATCCTGATAAACCTTGGGATTGGTATAATATATCTAGGAATAAGTTTACAAAAGAAAAGAAACAATTTCTAAATAGAAAGTATAGAGAACATATGGCGGCATATAAAATACAGCAATGGTGTTTACAGATCATAGTTTCACCGCATTATAAAATTGGTAGAAAAATGATTGATAAGAAATATAAAGAATTATTTGCTTAATATTTCGTCAAAAAGTTATTACATATTATTCCACAACAATAAATCTACATCTCTTTTTATTACTTTCCAAAGTTCTTTATCTCTACTATCAAATAGATTTCTGAAATTATTGTAAGTTTTTTTAATCATTTTTGAGAATATTTCTGTATTAGTATCGTAATAACTATCTAAAGTGTAATTTTTATCTTCCAATAAATAATCAATAGTATCTACTTTATCTACTAATTCCCATCCTTTTTTCTTATGAATTTTCATTAATTCTTTATTTTTATTTACCAACTTCATGGTGTGATTTTCTGGATATTTCTTATTAAAATAAATTAATTCTAAAATTTTAGGCATCATTTTAAAAGGTCCCTTTATCATCTCTTTCTTTATATCGTCTGTAACCATTTCTAGATTTTCTTTACCAAATACATTTAGGTTAATAGTATTATTAATAGTGGTGTCTCCTATATGAGTATTGTTATGACTACTCTTGGTGGATACTTTATTCATTAGAGTTTGAATTTGATTTTTTAATTCAGCTATTTCTTTTTTATCGTCAGTATTTTCCTTAATATCTTTTAACTCTTGTTCTTTTTTTACTTTACAATTTTGTCGGGTATGTCTTTTTAGGTGTGAATTTGTACTAAAGTTTTTATAACAAAACTCGCAAAAATATACTTTTTTTTTTGATTTTGTGGTATTTTGGGTCAAAACGGGTTCAATATGGGTCAAAACGGGTTCATTTTGGGTCGTTTTTGGGTCATTTTGGGTCAAAACGGGCGGGTTGATAAGACATTTTTTAATAGATTTGGGTTTGTTACCATAATGTAAAAGATTTCGTATATGTTTATCTGTTTTTATATGTCTGGTAAAATTGCTAGAAAGATTTGTTTTATAATTACACAAATTACATAAAAATTCAGTCATAATTTGTTTAATATATTCTATATAAATATATTTTTTTTTAGAAATTAAAAGTATTCGTTTTTAATCGTTTTTTTAATCGTTTTATTCTTTCTAATCGTTTTGTATTCGTTTTTATTTACGCATTTTTTTAAATAATATTAGACCTTAAGATATACAATTATAATAATACTTATAAGAAATTATAACTTTTAATCGTTTTTAATCGTTTTTGAAATCGTTTTTTAGAAATTAATGTGGAGGAGAGAGAAATTTAAAAAATAATTTTTGAATATATTTATAAATTTTTTAAGTTCGTCACAAATTAATCATTATTATACAATTAATTTATTTGTTTATAGTATAAATATGGGTAAAAAGGTTAGTCTAAAATCTCGTTCAATGCGAAGAAATTTGAAGAAAAGTTTTAGAAGAACTAAACGAACTAAACGAAATAAACGAACTAAACGAACTAAACGAACTAAACGAAATAAACGAACTAAACGAACTAAACGAACTAAACGAATACTAAAAGGTGGTGGAACATGTGCAGACTGTGGTGAACAACGTGAAGGTAATATATCAGGGTGCGACAATTCGTGTTCGTGGGTGGGAGTATATAAGATTGGTGAAAATACAGTAGGGTTAGGTGATATACAAAAATATAAATTTATAGATAATGTTATAGATTATACCTTAGGTCATAAAAGTAAAGATTACTTAAAAGGTATAGAGATAACAGAAGATACAACTACGACGTACACAGAAACGGCGACGTCAGACACCATAATAGTTAAAGATAACAACTTTTATTATAATAAAGGTAAAGTCGAAGGTGGTGAAGTCGAAGGTGGCGAAGTCGAAGGTGACGAAGGTGGCGAAGTCGAAGGTGAAGTTATAACAATGAATAATGGTACAAATTGGGACACAGACGTGAAAAAAGTAAAGGAAGAAGCACGAGTAAATAAGAAACAACAAAAACAACAACAATTGAGGAATGCACAGACAAAGGAACAATTTCCAACATTTACGGCCGCACACGTTCCATTTACCTTACAAAAAAGTGATTTATGCCACGATTGTAAGGTAAAACCTCATGCTATTGGAACGGAAGGTCATTGTATGTACTGTTGGTTGGTAAAAAATTTTGGGGGAGTATATAAGACTGGTGATCATATAGTAGGGGAGATAAACGGCAGTTACAACCAAAACGATGAAAATATATATAATTTTATAGATAATATAGTACGATATATTACTAGGAAAATTTCCGCAAAATTCCTAATAAAGAGTAAAATAACATTAAATACAACAACAAATGTATATACAATTAATATCGTAGATGCAAAGGGTTCGACAGTATTTACTTCTTCCCTACCAATTAATCATGGTGTTATGTTTTATACAAATAACCAAAAAATAAAAAAGATAGTAAATAATAAGGGTGAGGGCGATGGCAAGTGGGTTGAGGAGGATGTGGTGTTTACACCTGAAAATATAAAAACCGCCAAAACAAATTATACTACTGAAGAGATAAAATCTTCTACCACTATTTTGGGAAGACTAATAGGTAAAAAACAGCCTGCTCAACAGCCTGCTCAACAGCTTCAACAATGTACCGAATGGGATAACAGGCAGCAAAAGTGTAGTAATAATTCGTACTTAAATATTCCCCCTTATTATTGTCGGAAACACGCCCTAGAAAACCCTGTTATATGGGAAAAACGTGAATAAAGTAAAGTATATTATAGAATTAATAAACATAAACTATAATGAATGTTATTAAAATAATAATTAATCCATATACATATGTGGATGACTTAATATAAAATTTACTTTTATATGGTTTTATATTAGTATAAAGTGGATATTTACGTTGGTGGAACATTACTGGATGAATTTACATAATTATTCATTAATTACTAAATCAATTTTATTGACTTAACTTTCTACAGTTTTTTGACTTAACTTTCTACAGTTTTTGACTTAACTTTCTACAGTTTTTGACTTAACTTTCTACAGTTTTGACCTAACTTTTTTCTATTTAGAAATCTACGATTTCGTCAAAAAGTTACATATTATTCCAAAGTAATAAATCAACATCTCTTTTTATTTGTTTCCAAAGTTCTTTATCTCTACTATCAAATAGATTTCTAAAATTATTATAAGTTTTTTTAATCATTTTAGAGAATATTTCGGTATTATTATCATAATAACTATCCAAAGTGTAATTTTTATCTTCTAATAAATAATCAATAGTATCTACTTTATCTACTAATTCCCATCCTTTTTTCTTATGTATTTTCATTAATTCTTTATTTTTATTTACTAACTTCATGGTATGATTTTCGGGATATTTCTTATTAAAATAAATTAATTCCAAAAGTTTAGGCATCATTTTAAAAGGTCCTTTTATCATCTCTTTCTTTATATCATCAGTTATCATATCTAGATTTTCTTTACCGAAACAATTAAGTTGAACGTTATTGTTAACAAGATTATTATTATTAATAGTTGTATTTCCAACTTTATCCATTAATTTATTAACTGTTTTCTGTAATATCTCTATTTGTTTATCTTTTTTATTATCTTTAGCTACTCGTTTTTTATCTTCTTTAGCAATTTTTACTAGTTGTTTTATCTCTTCCATAGCCTTTAATTCTATCTGTTCTTTAACCAATTTTTCTCGGTGTTCTTTAACCATTAATTCTTTTTTACATTTACAATGTAATCTATTATGTCTAGTTAAATGAGATTTTGTTCCAAATTCTTTTTCACATAATTCGCAAATATATGTTTTTTTTGTCGAAAAAGGTTCATTTAAGGTTGAAAAAGGTTCATTTAAGGTTGAAAAAGGTTCATTTAAGGTTGAAAAAGGTTTGCTAATAAGAGTAGAATCAATAATATCTAGTTTATCGTCTATAATAATGAGAGTTCGTTTATGTTTTTTTGAGTTTAAGTGACGTTCGAAATTATTGCGGAGGGTTGTCTTATAATTACAAATATTACAACTATAATCACTCATATATTCTTTATTAATATATACAAATATTTTTAATTTTAAATCTATTCGTTTATTCGTTTTTTATTCGTTTTTATTCGTTTTTTATTCGTTTTTATTCGTTTTTATTCATTTTTTTATTCGTTTTTTATAACTTTAATTTACAAACATTTATTATAATAATTGAATACCGTTTGACGATTTATTTAAAAAATAATAAAGGTAAAATTAATAGATTATTCGTTTTTTTTATAACTTTTTTTATAACTTTTTTTTATATTTAATGTAGAGGAGAGAGAGAAATTAAAAAAATAATTTTTGAAATTAAAAAAATAATTTTGAAATTAAACTAAATTATTTTTGACTTAACTTTTTGTTATTTAGAAATCTACGATTTCGTCAAAAGTTATTTTTTGACCTAACTTTTTTTCTATTTAGAAATCTACGATTTCGTCAAAAAGTTACATATTATTCCAAAGTAATAAATCAACATCTCTTTTTATTTGTTTCCAAAGTTCTTTATCTCTACTATCAAATAGATTTCTGAAATTATTGTAAGTTTTTTTAATCATTTTTGAGAATATTTCTGTATTAGTATCATAAAAACTATCCAAAGTATAATTTTTATCTTCCAATAAATAATCAATAGTATCTACTTTATCTACTAATTCCCATCCTTTTTTATTATGAACTTTCATAATTTCTTTATTTTTATTTACCAACTTCATAGTGTGATTTTCTGGATATTTCTTATTAAAATAAATTAATTCCAAAAGTTTAGGCATCATTTTAAAAGGTCCCTTTATCATCTCTTTCTTTATATCATCAGTCACCATATCCAAATTCTCCTTACCAAATACATTTAAATTATTGTTATTGGTATAAACATTGTCTTTAATATTCATTTCATTTGTAATATTTGTTTTGCTATTATTGGTATTATCAATATTGGTTATATTGGTTTTATTTCCAACTTTATCAATTAATCTATCTATTTGATTTTTTAATTGAGCAATTTCTGTTTGATTTTCATCAATTTCCTTATCTTTAATTTGTTTGGCTTTACATGAATCCTTCATATGTCTATTCAATGAATCAATTCTACTATATTTTTTGGTACAATGATCGCATTCGAATTTTTTAGTATATTTTTGAAAAGTATGAATTTTTGTGGTATTTTTGTGGTATTTTGTGGTATTTTTGTGGAGATTTATACTTTTTTCGTCCAAAATTGTGGTATTTTGTGGTATTTTTGTGGAGCAATGACTTTTTTTTATACCTTTTTTTAATTCGGCATCATAATTCTTCTTATGCTTATTTGTGGTTAAATGTCTATGGTAATGAGTTCGAATATCAGTGCAATAACTACAATCATAGCAAATATATCCAGTCATAATATATTATTAATATAAAATAATTTTTAAGTTTATAAAACATTTATATTTTTATACCTTTTTTTATACCTTTTTCACATTAAAAAGTATATTATAAAATAAAAAAGGTATAAATGTAATCAACTACCTAAAATAGTCGAAAAAAAAGTATAAATAAAGGGAAATAAAGTATATTTACCACATTCCACATATTTTTGAGGGGAGAGAGAGAAAAAAAAAAAAAAATTCTATAAAATAAAAAATAAAAATATCAATTATTGAAATATAAAAATTAATTTCAATGATTGTATAAAGAATTTGTATAATATAAAGTTAAAGTTTATTAAACTAGAAATACTCGTTCATAAGTTGTGTAAAAATAATATTTGAACCATCAATTAACCCTTCAAGAATCATTGAATCGCGAATTTCCTCTATTTTTTTATGATATAACATAATTCTTTCAAGTTTGACCGAATTTATATTGGTATTTACTGTAGCTACATCATCATCATCTTCATCACCGCGTGTATCTTCACCGCCTTCTGTAACCACATCATCTTCATCATCATCTTCACCACCACCTGCTGTATCTTCACCTTCTTCTGTATCTTCACCTTCTTCTGTATCTTCACCTTTTTCTGTATCTTCACCATCATCTGTATCTTCACCATCATCTTCACCATCATCTTCACCATCATCTTCACCATCATCTTCATCATCATCTTCACCACCACCTCCATCATTACCTACCGCATCTTTAGTATGAGCATTACTCTTTAGTTTATTAATTTGACAGAAGGTATCCTCAGTGTTTTGTTTTCGAAGGAATGAAAGCAATCTCAGTAATTCCAGTCTAATTTTAGCCTCTTCCACATTATCTTTAATTTCCTGAATACCAAACACCTCGTCTAATATATTTTCTTGATTAGACACTGTATAATATTGAATAACATCCGAGGTAACAACAATACCAAAAGTTTTCTTTTCTGTACCTTGTCCCCCATCCTGTTGAGAAAACTTATGGTCAGGAAGGTTGATACTGCTAATTTGTTGTCCATTTCGAATGAGAGAAGTCTTCGAACAATCAATCCGTTGGTCCTTACTATCACCAAAGAATTGTTTGTTATATGGAGACATAGTTGATTTACCTAAATTTGATTCTAGAGGATTATTGGGGTCAAAATACTCTAGATTAATCTCAGCACCTATTTTATAATTAATTCGGTCGTATGTATCATTAAAATTAGGAAATTCTTTTTTTACAAATTTAGAGGGTGCTTTAGAAATACCTCTTCCATTTTTTGAAATAAAATAATCAATGCCTTTATATTCGGTAACGAAAATAGTATTTTCTTCTTCATCCTGATATATTCGTATATCGTAAGATATGATACCATCAAAATAATAATTCAATTCAGGTTTTAGATGTTGATATCTTACAAGTTTTTCATTGGTGTGTGGACTTTTTGATTTATCGTGCAATGATATTTCAAGATTGGGGTGTATAAACATACAATCCCATCGTTTCTTTTTATCATATAATACATTGAGTTTCATTTTATTAATATCGAATTGATTGGTTACCATATCATATAAATCAATATCTGAAATTTTATTCCATTTATGTGAAATTAAGGTTCCCGTGAATTCATCAGAGGTTGGATTAAATAATAGTAGATTTTCTTTAAATATTTCTTTTTCTTCGTTGGACATCATACTAAGTTGAACTTTACCTTTATAAATTCCACTTTGGAAGATTTCACCCCAAGGAATAATCGCTTTTATGTAATCACCCGAACAAGATTTGGTAAAAATAGTGGAGGTATTCTTGTATTTTGAAATAAAAGCATTACCTAACTTAGCACCTATACCCACACTACCAATTGACTTATCATCTGAGTGATTAGACCTATAATTAGAGAACATACTATCGAGTTGGTCTACAGTCATACCTTTTCCATTATCTAAAATTGTAAATTCATTTTGTTCGAAACACATCGTAATTTTGGTTGAACCAGCATCAATAGAATTCGCTAGATATTCCGAAATAGAACTAAAATTAGTAATCCCTTTTTTTTTGAAAGATATTAATTGTCCTTTTTCATCCCAGTTTCCAGATGTTCTAATTTCTGTCATTTCGGTCATTTCTGTCATTTCTTAATGTTTAAATAAAAAATAATTCAATTTTTATTTACTTTCGCGAAATATAAGAATCCTAATATAAAGAATCACAATGATTGAAATATAAAAATTAATTTCAATGATTGTATAATATAAAGATTTTGTATAATTTCAATGATTGTATAATATAAATATTTTGTATAATATAAAGAAAATGTTAAATGTTATTAATTAAATGTTATTAATTAATTTGCAACACATAACCTATAAAATTTATTTTTACCATTAGTTTCATTATTATATTCTATTTCACATACTTGACCAATCCTCATACCGAAATACCGAGCAGCAGGATCGGTAACTAGAATAAAAGGCAAACTGTCTTCTTTTTCTAAATATAATCTATCAATTAATGCTTGTTTTTTTTCATTAGTTAAAATATTATATTGTGGAACTAATTCGTGTTTGCTAATATTAAATAGGAGACTATTGAGCCATAAGATTTGAATAAAAGTCCCATCTCGATAATGTAATCTATTTATATATTCTTCTAATACTCCTTGATATGAGATTTTATCCTTGGTAATTATAATTAAAACATCATCTTTACTTAAAATTTCTTGTTCATAAATATCCTCTATACAATTAATGATATTTTGATTCCTAACTTTACTATTAGTTAAATATTTAACCATAATTTTGTAATTTTTTAGTTGAATATCAGTATCTAATTCTTTATCTTTATCTACTTTTCTATCAACAATTATATCTAATGCGTCCACCTCACTATTACCTTTTGTTCCGTGTTGTTGAAAAATAATATTAAGTTCCTCTTTGGTTTGGTTTTCATAACTAGAAACATCACAATTCCTAATTTTAAGCATATCCAGAATAGTTTCTCGCGATTTATAAATATGTTCGAATTCCATTTTATTATAAGTTAATAAAATATTTATTTCAATTTTTTAAATCATTTGTTTTAACATCAATTTATATTAATTATTTTTTAACATCCAAAATATCGGTAAATGTTGAGAAATTGTCCTTAGTATTATCTGTTAATACTTTCAAACTTATTCCCATAGCACCACATTCCTGTATAAGTAATTTTACAGAATATGGTATTTTAACTTTACTAAAACTATAACTTTTATTATCTCGAACTGCCAATTTAAGATTTTCCGCTTTATTGCCTTCGAATTCTAAAGGACCATCATATGCCGGAGATACAAAAACATTATTATCTTTATTAACACCGACAATTTCTCCAGTGTGGTCACAAATATAATATTCACCTATAGTTTGTTCGTCCGTTTCTCTACCATCTGATCTGTCCACCGTACTTTCTTTTAGGAAATTCGCTATACCGTGAGAAATAATAGCGTCGCGTTCCATTTCCCCTATTCTTAGACCACCTCCAGCGGCTCTTCCTGCCGGTGGTTGTTTAGTTAAATAGTTTATTTTCCCTGGGGCACGAGAATTAATTTTATCCTGAACCATTTGTTTAAGTCTTTGATAGAATGTAGGACCTATAAAAATATCCGCTTCTAATTGCTTACCTGTTATACCACTATACATTACTTCTGTTCCATGCTTATGATACCCATTATTAGATTGTAATACATCTCCTAATTCTTCTATTGATTGTTCTTCAAAAGTGGTTCCATCAAAAATAAATCCCATACCTAAACCAATTTTGCCTCCAAGAGATTCCAGGAATTGCCCTATAGTCATACGACTAGGGAAAGCGTGTGGATTAATAATCATATCTGGAATTATTCCTTCTTTGGTATATGGCATATCTTTTGCTTCCATAACACACCCTACGGTTCCTTTTTGACCGTGTCTACTGGCAAATTTATCTCCAACATCTGGAACTCTAGTGGATATTAATCTTATTTTACATAATTTACTATTATCTGAATTGGTATTAAACATATAAACCTTATCTACTAATCCCCCACCGTCTTTTTTAACACTCGTACTGGTATCGAAATTCCCTTCATCTACAGAATTTCTATATTGACCTATTAAAACATCATTTTGGAATACATAGGAATTCTCCTTAACTACTCCAAATTCATCTAATTTAGAATAATTATAATCTTTATGGGGATTCACATTCTTTTGGTCATTTTTAGGAGAATAGAAAAATTCACTAACACCTTTTTGTTTATTCACCGATTCCATAGATTCATAAACTTTATAATATGTAGTATTGAATAAACCTCTATCTAATGAGTTTTTGTTTATAATAACGGCATCTTCTTGGTTATATCCAGAATAACTAGCAATCGCCACTATAATATTATTTCCACAAGGTAATTTACTATTAAAAATATATTCCGCCATTTTATTATTGACTAATGGTTTTTGTGGATAATTAAGAGTATGGGCACCATTATCCATTCGATATCTAAAATTACTGGTATATATTCCAACTGCTTGTTTCCCTTGACCGGCACCGAAAATATTCCTTACCGATTGACTATTATTGGCAAATGGAGTATAAAATCCTAGATGACCAAAAATCATAGTGGGGTGTAATTCGCAATGGGTAAAATTCTTAAGAGTTATATCATTATCTTTAAGTTCGTCTGGTTTTGAAGAAATTAGAATATTATCTAATTCATCTACATCTATATATTCAAATACGGCTTGCGTTTTTTCCAATTTTTTAAGTAAATCAACTCTACTCTTAGGACAAGAATAATCGCAATTATAGTAATCCAATTTATCTCTATTATCCATAAAACCACCTACCAAATTATCCCAACCAATTATTTTTTTATCTAAATCATTTATTATTTTCTTGGTTAAAATAAGTTTGTTATTCTCTACAATAAGAAGAGGCCTGGAACATCTGCCACCATCCGTGGAAATAAATAGTTCATTAAATCTGGTGTCCCAATTAAAAGAAGTAAAAATATTAATTAAAGAATTTCTTCTAAATAATTTAAGAACTCGTATAAGATATGAAATATCATGATGAATTCCTAAAATATTACCATTTAAAAATACCTTCCCAGAAGATTCCAATATTCTAACATCAATTTCTTGAATAAACATTAAACCGAATTCCCTAACACATTTTTCTAAAGGTTTGGTATCGCATCCAAAAGTAATATGGGTCATAATAGACATATGCTTCTTAATACCAACATTACCACCGTCAGGTGCTTCTACAGGGCAAAACATACCATATTGTGTGGAATGTAGTTTCCTTTGTGCTATCATAACATTACCTTTGGGGGTGTTAATTCTTCTAGTATGTGAGATAATATCTGAAAAAGTTCTTCTACTTAATGCTTGGATTAAACCTTTTTTATTTAGAATGGTTCCTATTTTAAAAGCAAACATATAATCTTTTTCCATTTTGTTAGAATCGAAAATATTTCTAATGTTGGATTCATTTATTATATCCATAATATTCTCCTTATATTTATCAGAGTTGAATCTATATTCTTTATCCAATTCTATCTTAGTTCTTCTTTGAAATTGTAAAAATGAATCTCTAAAAAGTGCAGCTAAAAGGAATCCTGATAAATCAACCCGCTTATTGGCGAAACTATCTCTATCCGTATTTTTAATTAAATTCTTTTTCCTATAAAGTAATTTTCTAACCATATAACCAAGAAATACCGCCTTATTAGTATAGTTATTTCCCACGTGAGGTATAAGTTCATTTGTTATAATATTATAAACCTGACTAACAATATTATGTTGCGTAAATTGTTTTAAAAATTCTCCAGCACCATGTTGCGTATAAGCTACACTACCTTCTTTTATACTTGGAATCATTTCGTCGATTAATTCTTGATTTACATCGTCATCCAATTTATTAAAAATATTCTCTAATATTTCTTTATCACTCTCCAACCCAAGAAATCTAAAAATTACAAATAAGGGGACTTTCTTATTAAAACCTGGTAGTCTTACATTCATAGAATCATCTATAATCTTTATAGATATTTCTGTAGTTTTTGGATATTTAAATTTACCTTGTGGTATAGATTTAATATTAATGGTATGCGTGTTAATACCATCATTAACAGTTTGGACGTATAATTTATTTTCCGCCTTTCTTTCGTGGGAAACTATTACTTTTTCCTTTCCTTCTACTATAAAATACCCACCTTGTTCATAAGGACACTCCCCCATACTTCTTAAGGTTTCAAATGATTGGTTATTTAAAACACATAGTTTGGAATGTAACATAATGGGAATACTACATAAACTCATATGGTCAAAAGTAATAGCGTTTTCTTCTATAGTATTTCCTTCGTCGTCATTAATTTTATATTTAACTAAAATATCACAAAAAATATGAGTGGAATAATTTAAATTCTTTAATCGTGCTTCATTTGGATACATTTGCTTTCTTATATTTTCTCCGTGATAAATTATAGGTTTTCCTATAGTTATCTTATCTCCATTTTCACCACCATAATATATTTCCAATTCAAATTTATAATTTTTAGTTTCTTCATTCTTGGCAAGATAAAGAATTTGGGGGTTATTCTCTTTAAAAGTTTGCGGTATTTTATTTAGTATATAGTCGTTAAATGAGTCTAGATGATGATTTGTCATATAGTATTTATTGTTATCGAAATAACTATAGATAACTTTCCAGATATCCGTTTCGGCATTTATTTGTTCCATTTATAAAATAATATAATAAAATAATATAATAAAATAATCCAATAATCTATAAAATATAATATAATCTATAAAATATAAATAATCCAATAATCTATAAAATATAAATAATCTTTAAACAAAAAAAAGTTTAAAAAGTTTAAAAAGTTTAAAAAGAATAAAAAAAATATTATTTATAATTATGAACCTATATAATTTAGTTCTAGAACAATTCAATGATGCTCTTGAAAAAACCACTTATAGTAATGATATCCGTAAATACCTTTCGGAACCCAAGCATGAAATAATAACAAATTTCCCAGCGAGAATGGATTCTGGAGATATTGAAATGTTTAAAGGTTATAGGGTTCAGCATAATAATACTCTCGGTCCATATAAAGGTGGAATAAGATTTAGTTTGGACGTCCATTTAAATGAAGTAAAATCTTTAGCTTTATGGATGACTATTAAATGTGCTATTCAAGATTTGCCTTATGGGGGCGCCAAAGGTGGTGTTAAAATAGATCCGTATAAATATTCTAAAAACGAATTAATGAAAATAAGTAAAGGATATGTAGTTTCTATGAATAAATACTTTGGAGAAGATAAAGATATTCCGGCACCAGATATGGGAACTAACTCTCAAATTATGGATTGGATGGTGGATGCCTATCAAAAAAAAGGACAAACACATACAAATTCCGTCTTTACTGGAAAATCTATTGAATGCGGTGGTTCTAAGGGTAGAACGGCGGCGACTGGTTTTGGAGTAGTGGAATGTATTAAATTATGGTCTTTACATAATAATTTTAATTTAAGTGGGAAAACATATATTATTCAAGGATTTGGAAATGTGGGTTCTCATACGGCAATTCTTTTATCAAAATTGGGAATGACGTGTATAGGAGTGGCGGACCATACCAGGTGTTTAATGAGTAATGAAGGATTTAATGTTTTCAAATTACAAAATCATTGCAAAGATAAACATAATTTAATGGAATATGAATTTGGAGAAGAAATAGATAAAAAAGATTTTTTCTCAATAGAATGTGATATAATAATTCCGGCAGCAAAAGAATTAGAAATAGGAATAGAAGAGGCGACTAATATTAAATGTAGATTAATAGTGGAGGCGGCGAATGGACCAGTAGATAGAGATGCCGAAAAAATTCTTAAAACTAAAAATATAGAAATTATACCAGATATTTTGGCTAATTCTGGTGGAGTAGTAGTTAGTTATTATGAGTGGTTACAAAATAGAAGATGTGAATATTGGAGTGAAGAAGAAGTTTTAGGTAAATTAACTCTTAAAATGAAAGATACTTTTAATAAACTTTATTTGGAAGCGAGGGATAAAAATATTTCAATTAGAGAGGCGTGCTATATTTATGCCTATAAAAAGTTAGAATCTGTATTATTAAAGAAACAAGCATTTTGATTTTTTAACATTATACTGCTCTTCTAAATATGTTATAATTTTAAAGACATCTTGTGAATTATTAAATATTAAAGAATCACCACAGGTGTTTAATAATTCACAGTCACCATTATTATTAAATAGAAGTATGATAGAAATATATAATTGTATTTTATCTTTTATATAAATTTCAAAGTCTATTGTTTCAGATTTTAGAAATTCATCTATAATATTTTCTGTTTTCGGTAAATTATAACCTTCCATTCTATTTTTTAATAATTTTAAACTAGGGTGGAAGAATGCCTTATTTTTTTCAAATACTATTTTATGTTTAGCTGTAAAACAATCTTTCCGTTCTATATAATTATATAATAATCGGTAAATTTCTTTTACAGTAGTTATATATTCGCCTATAATGGAATTGATAAATTCCAATTTATTTAATTTTTCTTGAGTAAATACACCATTAGATAATTTTATTATTTCTTGTTGTAAATTTGTTTCATCTGGTCTATAAAAAACCAATTTATCTTGTATTACTTGAATAATAGGATTATATGAACCGCTATTTGTATCTCCTAAACAATTACTTGGTGTAATATATAGATATGGTGTTTTATTTTCAATATTTTCATATTCAATTCTACTAGTTCCTGTAAATTCCATAATTATGGAGATTGAATTATTAAGTATTCCGGCAATATGGCAGAATTCTAAAATCATATTATATTCAGATTGATTAATAATATAAGGACAAATTAATGAATCATTACCTACCCTGGATTGAGTGATGACGATATCTTCCTTTTTATATATTGGGTCTATATAGATTTTTATAATGGGTCTATTAAAGAATTTAAGTTTTTTTAATATTTTTGGATTTTCGTGATTACTTTCTTCTCTTATTGGATAAGAACCTATACAAAATATAAATATATATGGATTTGTATTTTGTAAAAGATGGTAAATTTTAGATAAAGATGTACGGAGATTCATTTAATAAATGTTCTACCTTTTTTTTAAATCAAATTTTTTATTTTATTGATAATCTAATCAAATGATAATCAAAATTATTGATAATCTAATCAAATTTATTGATAATCTAATCAAATGATAATCTAATCAAATTTATTGATAATCTAATCAAATGATAATCAAATTTTTATGTCGTTAATATAATCTAATAAACTTATATCTTTTTTTCTTATGCTATCATTCGAATCCACAAAATAAATAAATAATCCCAAGATAACAAAAATTACTCCTACATGAACAACATTTTCGTCTGCTGAAATTATTTCTACAAATTTTTTACAAAATGTAAGATAAAATTCTAAATTATTATCGATATTATTACTGTTTAATGTTTCAGATAAAAGGTCGCTCATTTTTTCTATAACTGTAAAAATAGAACTTGAGAATTGTTCTACTTTATTATTAAAACTAATGTTTTCTGTTTTATGTTGATCTCTAACCAATTCTGTTTGTTTTGTTATTTCTTTCAAATTAAGGTCATTAAAATTCATAGCTTTATGATATTTATCTAATTGTGTTTCTTTTTCATCACTCATATCATTCACGTCAAAATATTTTTTTAATTCAGAGTCATCAAACCATCTAGGATTAGATAATTCATTACTTTCTCCAGGTGAATCAAATGAAGGGTCATCAAATGAAGGTGGGTCATAATCTTCAAATAAATCATCTATAAATAAATCTTGTAGTTTATCAACACTATTTATCTTCCAATATAAAAACAACGAATTGTGGAAAATATCACCTTGTGTTAATTTATTTTGACCATTATATTTTTCAAATTGGTCTCTTTTTTCGATTATTTGTTCGCTAATATTATCTAATTCATCTATATCTATATCATTATCTATTGATAAGTCAGTTGTTAATAAAGCAAGAGAGTATATATTATTATATAGTTGTAATTGTGTTTTATTTTTATTAGGACTATTTTTTATAATAGAATAAAATAAATTTAATTTTTCAATCGAATTATCTATATAATTTTTAAAATCATCATAATTTTTAAAATCATCCGGTTTTGAAATAGTTTTTTTATTTGGTGAAATTGTTGTACCCTTAAAATTATAATTTAATATTTTTTTTATATTAGTAAAAAATAAATCTGTTTCATCAAATGACGATTCTATATATTTCTCTAAATTAAAATCATAATTAAAAAAATTGTAATTATATGGTAAATTAGTTTCTAAATTTACATCAAAATTAAGAAGTTTAGTAATATTTATATCTTTGTCTGCACTAACAGCTGCATTTTTATAGAATAAATAAATAATTGCTTTTAATAAATTTAATTTCAGCTCATCTTTTTTAATAGTATCTAAATTATTATTTTGTAATTCTGATAAACCTAATTGTTTAGAAATTTTATATACGAAATTATCAAATTCTGGTCTGGGAGATAATGAAAAGATTAAACCCAATTTTAATAAATTATTATCTACTATAATATCATTTTTATCTACTAAATTATTATATAAATCTTGTAAGGTGATATTTTTGTTATCTTTATATGTATTCTTTAAATTAGAATATATACTATCTAAATCTATTCCTTTTGTATCAAAAAAAGGTATTTTTTTTATATCTTTTAAAAAAATTTCTTTATTACTTTCTTTAAAATGTTCTATTTTTTTATTACTTTCTTTAAAATGTTCTATTTTTTTATTACTTTTTACAAAATGTTCTATTTTTTTACTATTTTTTTTGATATTATAAATGGTTATTATAATAAATGTAACTAAAAAAGGAATAAGGTATTTTAGGTCATAAATACAAATAAATAGCGATATTAAAAGAAAACACATTTTTAAATGTTTTGATAATTTTAAATTAAAAGTAAAAACTAATATTGTTATAGTGATAGTTAATACTAAATTTTGATAATCTAAAGTATTTAATTTATACATTTTAATATTATAAGATAAAATTTTATTTAAATTTAGTCTATTTTACATTTAGTCTATTTTACATTTAGTCTATTTTACATTTAGTCTATTATACATTTTAGTCTATACTAAATAATTTCAGTTAAATCTACGTGTGTAAGCATATGTCGCCTACAACAATAACGCTTTAATCCTAAAAAATCCATAACTTCACCTTCTACTGTTTTTTTTATATTCTCTGCATTAAAATTAATAGTTTCCGGTTGTTTTTCTAGTCTCGGGTCATCATTAATAAGTTCTTGATATTTATTCCATTTATTTCCAAGAACTTTTCCACAACTTACACATCGCATAGGTATAATCATTTTATTAAACTAATATATTTTTATTTTAAAATCAATTTTTTAAATATTTAAAATATAATATTTATAGATTATTAATGTCTAATGATTTTTTAAAAGATAATATGGATTTAATAAAATCATTTTTATATAATTCAGACATAAAAAATTATGTTTTAGACCCACTTACATGTATTGTTAGGTGTGCAATTCTTTCCTTTAAACCAATAGGTACTAAATTAAGTATTAATCAAAATAAAATAACTTTTATAGACCCAAATATTCTTCAAGGTGTAATTAGATGGTCGTATGGAGATAAAAGGGAAGATTTACATAATATATATAAACCTATAATTAAATCTACTAAATGGTATAAAGTGGATAATCCAGATATTTTAAATATTTTTATTTTAGCTAAAAAAGGTTTAGAAAAACTTAAACAATCATATGAAGAAAATTCTATTATAACTCACTCTCTTTCATTGTATATTAATATTTTAGATTTATATATAAATTCTAAGAATAATGATATAAATTCTAAGAATAATGATATAAATTCTAAGAATAATTTAGACGATGAAGAAGATAATAAGATTTATAGTGATTTAAAATTACTATGGAGTGATTCACAAATAAGTATAGTTAATAATATTTTAAAACAAATGGAAATTGATTCTGTTAATAGAATAGATTGGTTTCAAGCTATAGATATAATATTAAAAAGTAAAGAGAAAAATGTATATGAAATTATAAAAAAAAATACCACAACATTACAATAAGGTTACTAATACTATAAGGTTACTAATACTATAAGGTTACTAATACTATAAGGTTACTAATACTATAAGGTTACTAATACTATAAGTTTAATTAAAAATATTTAATTATAATTATTAATTAATGTCAGCTAGACTAATAGAAATTTTTAAAAAAAATTCACAAGATTTAGAAGAATTAAAAAAAGAAGTATATGAAATTAAAAAAAAAATAGAGAGTTTGGAAATAGAAACCAGAGAGTATTCTGGCGAAATTAAAAATATAGGACAACAATCAATTTATATTGGGAAGTATCTAGAAAATATACAGAATCAAGAAATAGAAGAACTTTTAAATGATGAAGAACTTTTAAATGATGAAGAAAATGTAGAATTAGAAGACCTAAGAGAAACAGATAACGAACTAAAAGAAACAGATAACGAACTAAAAGAACCAGATATAACGAACTAAAAGAACCAGATATAACGAACTAAAAGAACCAGATAACGACTTAAGAGAACCTATAGAACCCGATTCCCCTTTGTGGAGTTTTATGGATTAATTTATTTTTTACCTTTGCTTCTCCTTATACTTTTACTTCTACTTCTACTTCTACTTCTACTTTTTTTATTTGATTTTTTATTTTGAGATGATTTTTTATTTTGAGATAATTTTTTATTTTGAGATAATTTTTTATTTTTAGGCGATTTTTTATTTTTAGGCGATTTTTTATTTTTAGGCGATTTTTTATTTTTAGGCGATTTTTTATTTTTAGGCGATTTTTTATTTTGAGATAATTTTTTTACTATTCTTTGGAATAAATTAAGATTTACACCTTTAGAATTATTACTTTTTAAAAGTGTTAAATTTTTTTTTTTTACAGATTTATTTTTTTTAATATATTTATTAACAAAATTCATAATATCCTTATGACTTCTATCGCCGTCATATTCTTTAATTAATTTTCCTTTATTATATAATCGGATAGTTGGATAACCTCTAACAGTTTCTTCTTCATTTAATGGATTGTATTCGCTCATTTTTTCCACAGGAATTTCACTAAAACTTATTGGGGAAGTTTTCTTAAATTTTTCCCAATCTGGACGCATTTTTTGACAATAAAAGCAACCATCAGAGAAAAATAAAACGATTAAAGGTTTTATATTTCTAACTTTATTTAATTCATTAAGTGGGATATTTGAACTGGGCATTTATAATATTCTAATATATTTTTTTCCAGTCGAATATTAAATTTAAAGATAAAATAATTATTTATAATAATAATATTTTAATTGAATAATAATATTTTAATTGAATAATAATATTTTAATTGAATAATAATATTTTAATTGAATAATGAATACAAAAACTTTTAAACAATTAGATATTTTAGGCGGTGGATTAAGATTGAGTGATTCTAAAAGAAAAGTAGAAGGTGTTTTAAAATTTAATAATCAAAATAAGAAGTTTGAAGTATTTACTGGAGAGAAAGATATAGATGGTAATGAATGGATAGATATTGTTCCTTCTATTGCTAGTGAGAGTAATTTGGGAGATATTAAAATAGGAAATAATTTATTTATTAATCCACTAAATGGAGTAGCTAATGCTATATCTGTTGGTCCATCCATGTTTTACCAACATATAGTTACAGTTTCTAAATATAATATTCCATTTGAACAACACGTTAACACTGGCCTTCCAGATGGTAGTATTATTAAGGGAGGTTCTGGAGATTTTACTACTATAACAGATGCTATAAATTTTATTGAAACATTAGATTCTAACGATTATCCGCGAAATAGTGAAAATCAATGGTTAATTTATATAGCGCCTGGATTATATAAAGAGAATTTTACTCTTCTACCATTTATATCTATAAAAGGTTATGGAAAAAGTGTAACTATTCTTACACCAGAAGAAAATCATATAAATCAAATAAATCATATAAATCAAATAAATCATATAAATCAAATAAATCATATAAATCATATAAATCTTACAACAAATACAGCAATTTTTGATATTTCTATAAAATTTGAGAATAATTTAGATATTCAAAATAATGTTTTAATTAATGTGGATACTAGTTTAGGTAGAGATACTATTCCCACAGATGAACAAATATTTAATAATTTGGTTCTATTAAAAAATATAGATATAACTGTTTCTGGTGTTAATTCGTTTACGTGTGTTAATGTAGAGTCTGGAAATTTAAATTTTGAAGATAATTTTATATCGGTAGAACAAGATGAAATTGTTTTAGATAATGATAATATTATTTATGGATTTAATATTAAGGGTGGTTCTATAATAGATATAAATGAAGGTAAATTTAATTTTATTATTAATAGGAAAACTTTTACATTTTGTGAAACTAATAATTCTAATCTAACTATGGTAAATTCGTTCGTTGATATTAAAGAAAATATTAATAACACTATTGAAAACAATTCGGTAAGTAATATTATTAATTCATTAAGTTCTAATTGCGAAATAAGAAATTGTCAATTAACAAATAATACTATAAATGGAAATATTTTTACATTAAAAGATAGCACAGATAGAGATTTATTAGTTATAAATAAAGACGAGATAGCTTCTTTAAAAAAAGAAGGTGGAATATTGACTCTTATATCTACTAATGAATCAACTAGAACCAATATTTTAAATAAATTAAATGGTAAAAGAGGACTTAAAATTGATGAAATAAATTATAAGATTTCACATATTAAAAATGATGAAAATATTTTTACGATAACTTTAGATAATGATAGATATTTATTAGATGAAACAATAATTTTTGATGAAACAATAACTATTGATATTTTAAGTTTAAATAGTATAGCAAATTCTTATTTGAGAGGCACTAAATATATAATAGATTCTAATTCTGATAATTTTTTAATAGAAAATAATGATGTTTCTAAGGAGCAAGGAGACTATAATATTTTAGGAAATAGTTTAGTGGAATTTAACGATTTTAATGTAATACACGTAAGTAATGATAAAGGTGATTTTAATACTATAGGACAAGCTCTTGAATCTTTGGGTAAATTAGATCCCAATTTAAAATATTTAATAAAAGTTCATACGGGTAGATATATAGAGGATAAGGTTATTAATTTAATTGGTAAGAGTAATGTTAATATTATAGGAGATAGTTGGACCAATACAGAAATAGAATTTAAATTAAAAAATATACCTGATAATGGAATACTGATAGATGCCGATATAATACTGATAGATGCCGATAATGGATTAATAGAAAATTTGAAGCTAATATATAAAGGAGATGTATCAAATGAAACTGGTAAAGTGTCTATTATAAATTATTCTGGTAAAACTGCAAATCTTAATTATATAAAATTTGAGATAGAATCTAATAATATTAATGTTATAAATTTAAAAAGTTGTGGAGAAATTAATAATTTATCAAATTGTATAGAAATTAATCATTTATCAAATTTGGATTTAGATATTAAATATTTTTTTAAAGATACCACGGATACCGTTACTGGAATAAACGCAATTGATAGCAATTTATTAGAACTTGATAGAGTTAATATAAAAATTATAAAGTCTTTAGATGAAGGCACCTTAGAAGTTCAAAATGTATTAACAAACTTAAATCTTATGAATACTAGAATAACTGCGAAAGATATTAACTTTGAATTAACTACTGAATTACCTAATTGTAATTTAATAAAAAATAATAGTGATTTAACTAATAATTATAAAAATTATATTTTCGGTAATAGTTTATTATTGAATAGTTCAGTAGAAACTAATTATATTTTGAAAAATCAAACAGATGATAGATTTATTATAATAAATAGTAATATTTTAGGTGATTTTAATGGTAATAATATTTTTACCACAGGTTCTGTTCTATTAAATTCTGAAAATAGCGAAGTTTATAGTTATCATACGGCACTTTTATCCAATAATAAAGATAGTATTCTTATAGGAAATTACGCTGGGTTAAATACTATGGGAAATGAAGGGAATAATAATATTTTAATAGGAAAAGAATCTGGTAAAAATATTAGTAGTGGAAGCAATAATGTATTATTGGGGAATTATACAGGTAAAGAATTAGACGGTAATAAGAATATATTATTGGGAAATAACGCAGGTTATAATTTAAAGAATAATGACGAATCTGTTATGATAGGATATAAATCTGGTTTTAATACTCAAAAAAAGAATTTATTTTTAGGAACATATGCCGGATATAATATTACTGGTCAAGATAATATAGTATTGGGTAATACTAATGAAAATGTAAACGTAAATGAAAATGAAAATGAAAATGAAATAAATGTAAATGATAATATTTTTATAGGAAATGATTCTGGAATAGAGTCTACTGGCAATAGAAATATTTGTTTGGGAGAAGGTTCTGGTATTGTAGATAATGGTAGCAATAATGTAAATATAGGAAGCTATACTGCTTCTAAAAACAAATATAGCGATATACCACTTATAGAAGGAACTGGATATAATGTGAATATTGGTCATATGGCCGGAAGAAACACAATAGATAGTTCAAAAAGTATAAATATTGGCGGTGGTTCTGGAGAACTTAGTTTACAAGATGAAAACATTAATATTGGTTTCAAGGCTGGAAGAAATCTATCTGGAACAAAAAACGTATCTATAGGAAATGAAACTTTAATAGGGCAATATAATCAAGATAATCCAGATAATCCAGATAATCAAGATACAATAAGTAATGTGGTTATAGGAGATAAGGCAGGAAAGAATATTTTATCTAAACAAAATGTGGTAATTGGTGCGGAAACTGGTCCAAGAGATACAAAAAAAATTGGAGATGATAATATTTTAATTGGTTTCAAGTCAGGTAATGAGATGGGCGGTAATGATGTCGATGGTCCTAAAAATAATATTTTAATGGGAACACTATCTGGAAATAAAGTTACAGGTAATGATAATATTTATATGGGAAATAATTCAGGTTCTTCAAATGTTTTAGGAGAAAAAAATGTATTTATGGGTGTAGAATCGGGAAGTAATATAAGTAGTGGAAATAATGGAGTTATTTTAGGTTATAACGCAGGTAACGGAACATATAATGATATTGATGGAGATATATTAATAGGAGCAATGACTGGATCAAATATTACAGGAACAAAAAATACTATAGTAGGATTTGAAGGTGGTAAAAAAGCCGGTAGTAATAACTCTTTATTTGGATATAATACAGGGACTAATTTAACTGGAGACTATAATACAATTTTAGGTTCCAATAGTGGTAAAGAAATTAAAAGTAATTATAATATAGTTATAGGTGATGAATCTCTAACTAGCACCAGTACTGAAATAAATACAGATGGAAATATAGTAATAGGGTCGCAAGCATGTAATAAACTTACATCTGGTGGTAATGTTTATATAGGTTATAAATCGGGTATTAATAATGATGGTGAAAATAATACAATTATAGGTGACGGTGCCTTATCATTTACAACAGATATTAGTACTAAAAATAACACTATTATTGGGAAAGATGCTGGTAAAAATTTTAAAGGAGACCAAAATTTAATCATAGGTTCTGCAGCAGGTTCAGGTTCAGTAGAAGTTAAAAATATAATAAAAAATAATATTTTATTGGGATATAATGCCGGAAAACTGAATAATAAATATAATAATCTTTTGATAATAGGTAATAATTCGGGAACTTCTATTACTGATTCAAAAACTTCTTATTATACTGAATCAGAAAACCTAATCATAGGTAATAATAGTATTACAGAATTAAAGTCTTTTGGCAATATGGTAATAGGAAATAATGTAGGTAATAGTATTACTGATGTAGGTAATAATAATACTAATGTAGGTAATAATAATCTTATTGGAGAGAAGACTGGTTATAACTTAACCACCGGTGGTAATAATATATTTATAGGAAATTCTAGGAGTTTGATATATAAATATATAAAAAAAGAAGGAGAACCTTTTGACTTAAATAATGTTTATTATAGTAACGATAACGATGGAACATGGTCATTATCAGGTCCAGATAAATTATCAAATAATACTAAAGGAAATATTGAATTTATAGCACCAAAAGAAGAAACAAATACAAAAATTATTGGAATAAAATCTAATACTACATTTAATAATTATAGATTTGATTATATAGTTACAAATAATATAAAAAATGAGAGAAATCTAATAACACTAGATAATTTTAAAAATAAAAATTTTATTAAAAATTTTGGTGGAAATAATTGGGGAGTTTATAAAGATAAAAATAATAAAGATAACGATATACTAGATAATATAACAATAAACTATAATTCACATTCATTTACATCTAGTCAAATATATTATGATTTATTAAACAATACAACATATAAATCTTCAAATTGTCCAATTAATTTTTCCCCAGATGATATTTTAAAAGTTAATTTTACACCAAAAGATTCAATTGAACTTAAAGAAATTATAATTAAAGTTTATGCCATAGTACAAGTTATACAAAATGACGATGTAATAGATTTAGTTAATATTACTATTAGTGATTTAAATGGTTATGATTTTATGGATGAAAGACTTTACTTTGATATATTAAAAGATGATACTAATGCTCTATCGGGAAATTTTATGATTGATGATATAGATGACATAGAATTTACAATGACTCATATTTCTAGTGCTGGTTATTATAATAGAATAGGTAATGAGAATTTATTTTTAGGTATTTCATCTGGAAATAGTAATTTAGGAGAGAAAAATATTAATATAGGGTTTAAAGCAGGTAAGAATTCATCCATAGGTAATAATAATACCATTTTGGGTAATAATGCGGGTGAATTTTTAGGAGATGGCGAAAATAATACTATAATTGGTCAAAATGCTGGACAATATTTGGCTTCTACTGGTAATACTATAATAGGACGCGATTCAGGGAAGAATATAGAAAATCAAAGTAATAATATATTAATTGGCGAAGAAAGTGGTAAAACATTAGGTGGTAGTGGAAATATATTGATAGGAAATAAAGCGGGCATTAATTTAGTTAAAAATAATTTAAGTAGTGAAAATAATGTTATAATTGGACATAATTCCAAATATACATCTAGTAATGGTGATAATAATGTTATAATAGGAAATGGATTGGATAATTTAATGGATAACTCTCTAGTTATAGGAAATAAAAAAATAACTTTTGTTAGAGATACAAATGTTATAGAAGATACAAATGATATAGGAGACGCCCATTTATATATACCAGTGGATAATGCCCAGATTTTTGGTTATGATGAATTATTAAAAGTTTATTCATTGTCATCTCCCGATACTTTTAATTACCTAAATACTGTAAAAAATACCGATTATTATATCCCATATAAGAGTATAATTCATACATTTCCATTTGGTCAATGCTCTATAGAGAAAAATGGTGATAATAATTTTGAATTAAGAGATTATAGCAAACAATTAAGTTTTATTGATTTCTTACCAAAAACAAATATAGTAAAGGATTTAAATCCAGATGAATTTGACTACAAACGACCAATTATATCATTAAAAATAATAGGAGATTCTACAAATAATGGGATATATGAAATTCAAACATTACCTGATATTTCCAATAGTGAATATGATTTTATAGAAATTAAAAAAATAAATAGTGTTACAAACAATTTTGATAATGTTATCGAGGACACAACCTCCTATAAAGAAAATATACAAATACAATTAGATAATAATATATTAATTCTATCACCGGATAATCCTTACGGTAGAATAGATGGTGGTGCCAAAAATATATTTGGAGGTATAGATGTTATAACAATTAGTAAAGGTATGTATATTGAAAAAATAGTCAGTGCTACTACTAACGAAATTTCATTAGTTGACCAAAATTATATTATTGAATTTGATAAAGATATTCGAATGACATTCGCCATAGGAGATCAAGTAGTAATGCTTTGGGATACAAATACCGGCTTTGTTGATGATTCTAAATTGGATGCTTATATTATTGGAATTACATATAATGAAACACAATTAAGTAGTGAAATAAAACTAAGTAACATAACGAATACGGGACCTGCGGACTTAATTCTGGCAGACTCCAGCATAAGAATTATAAAAGTTAATACTAAAAATAATCCATTTATAGGAAACTTTAATAATAATAAAGTTGTATTTAATGGTGATAAAGATGATTTAATAAATGAAAAAGCTACTGTAACAGTAAAGGGTAGTATAGGTCTAACAGATTTCTTATTATTAAAAAAAACAACTAATAAAGACAATATAGAATTAAACTCTGGTGAAGGAATTATATGGTTGGAAGAAGATGAAGATGGAGAACCTATCTTAAAATTAAATTATAAAAATAAAAAATATGATATATTGTTAAGTGAAAGGATTGATTATACTTAGATTATATGATTGCGATTTCTTCTTTATTATCAATATTAGTTATCAAGTTGAATACTTCTTCTGGTAATCTAAAATGGGAGCCATTTGTTTCTCCTTTAATTGGTAATCTATTATTTGTATTTTTATAATGATTTAGTGATACTATAACATTATTCCACAATATTTCCTCTATATCTAATAAATTATTTTTAATCATATTTTCGCCTTCATTAATATTATGTTCTAAAAATTTATTTGTTTCCCAAAAACTTTTTTTAAATGCCATAGTTGATTCAAAAAATCTATTATAGTAATCACTTACATATGAAGAATATGAAACTGCCGAAATTATTTTATTTACTTCCAATATTCCTAAACCAGTACACCCAACTAGTTTTTTATTTAAATGTAATAGAGAACTAACTCTTTGTTTTACTGACATAGGAGGGTAGTAGTCATCATCATCCATACATACTATTATCTCATATTTACTATTTTCTATACCAATATTCCTTTTTTCTCCAATAGTTTTAATATCATCTAATTTAATATATTTGATATTATCTGCCTTGGGTAAAATATCTTCTAAATTTTGTTTTTCAGAATCATCTATTATTATCCATTCTATTTTATCAGATGGATAATCTGTATGTGTAAAATTCCTTATACTTAAATCAAATAAATATTTTCTATTATATGTTGGTGTAATTATTGAAACATTTGGTAGGTCATCATCAAAGCATTCGTAATTATTTTTTAGAGGAGGGAGTGACCTATATTTTTTCCAAACATTATCAAAGAAATCTTTTAGTTTTCTATCAAAATCTTTATTACTTTGTTGATTATTTTCTTTGGCCTTGTCTCCCATTTCCTCAAGTTTTAATTCATCTGTTTCAATTAAATTATTTACTTTTTCTATAACCTTTACTAAGTCTTCTTTATCAATAGTATATTCGCTACCTAAGAAGTGCTTAAGTTTTTTCTTTTTATTATTTTTTACTAAAAATCCAGAAACATTATTAATGATATATTCTTTAAATGGTGGGCAATCTAAAGCGATTGGAACACTTTTAGCAGTAATACAATCATGTAAAGTATTACTATAACTACTACAACTTGTAAGGCAAATATGGATACCATTATTATTTAAGAGTGTTAAATATTCTTCAGTAGTTTGATATTGTTCTATATAATTAATATTTGCTTGTTCTTTTTTCTCGATTCCTTTATTTTTAAAGAAATTTAAACCAGCGATTATATTAAGTTTAGGATAATCTTCCTTCCATATTTCTAATACAGATGATATATGTCTATAATTTGATTGCCCTAAAACAAATAAATATTCTTCAAATTTTTTCTCTAAAGAAACTGTGAATTTATCAAGAGTTTTCCAACCAATATGGATTATTTTTTCTTTATCCAAATAAGTTTCTAAAATAGTTTTAGTGTATTCATTTTTAGCAATAACAAAATCTAATTTAGATAAATATGGAATCCATACTTTATTAAATTTTTGCTGGTCTATAACAAGAATATTTATTGGAGCATATTTAAAAAAAGAATTATTTACTATACCTACGAAAATATTTACATCGGCAACTTTTGCCATATTTTTATGAAATTGGACAAATTCAAATTGAACTTTTTTTTTTCTAGAATAAATTTTTTTAAGAGTTTCGAAAATCATTTCACAATCTTCTGATAGGGAATGTTTATTATCGATAGATATTATATTTATTTTCATTTACTAAAATGATAATAAAATAAATATTTAGTTTATACGAGAAATACTTTTTATACAGTTTATGTTTCTTCTTTTTCATCTGTGTTGGGTGGTGGTGGTGGTATTGCTGCTGCTGCTTTTGTTGTTGTTGTTGGTGGAGGTGGTGGTATTGCTGCTGCTACATTTGTTGTTGTTGTTGGTGGAAGTGGTGGTGTTTTTGCTGCTGCTGCCGCTGCTGCTGCCTTTTTTGCTTCTGCTTCTGCTTCTGCCTTTGCCTTTGCCTTTGCCTTTTCCTTTTTTTTTGCTGTCTTTTTTGCTGTTGGTTTAACTGTATTAGAACCAAATTTATCTTTAATACCACTTAAACTACCCGGTATAGTTTGACCTATAGATTGCCCTATAGAACTTTTAGTTGACTCAAACATAGATTGGGCAGTTGCTCTAGCACTTCTACCTTCTTGTAAACCAGTTCTTAAAGCAGATGCTAATGTATTACCTCCTTGATTGGATTTCTTCATTCCAGTAACACTACTTTTCTTTTCTCCTACAGTATTTTTTTCTTGTTCTCTTTGGAAAAAAATTCTTTGCAATTGTTCTTTTGGCGCCTGAGGAGAGAAACCTACATCATCTGTTATAAACCACCCAGAAGCAAATTCTCTATCTAATGTATCTATTAAATTTTGATTTGTAGGTTTTTTTATAAGACCACCTTTTTGACTCCTAATTTTACGTCGTTTTATATTTTTTCGTTTTAAGCTTCGGTTAAAATAATTTTTATTTAACTTCGTATGTTTTTTAGAAACCATATTAATATATAGTAATAAAATTAATATAGTAATAAAATTAATATAATAAAATTAATATATAGTAATAAAATTAATATAATAAAATTAATATATAATAAAATGGTAATATATAAAATGGTAATATATAATATAGTTTTCGTTATCATTTTATTATTATTAATATTTGTATTATATATTAATAAAGAAACATTTGGTAATATAAATGATAAAAATATAAATGATAAAAATATAAATGATAAAAATATAAATGATAAAAAAATAATCATTATAGGAAATGCCCCATTTGATAAAGGTAATGATAAAGGTAAACTTATAGATAGTTTTGAAAAAGTAGTTAGATTTAATAGTTTTAAACTTGATAATTTTACTAAATATTTAGGCACTAAAACAAGTGAGTGGGTAGTTAGTGATACACATTGTCTTTTATTAAAAAAAATGTTTATAAAACAATGTAAACAAATGCCTAATGTTAAAATAAATATTATACTTCCATTAGTTTTTAAAAGTAATAAACAAAAACTTAACCAACAAATACCTCAAAATATTTTAGATAGAAGTAATATTCTAATTCAAGACCAAGATATTATAGTAGATAAAAAATATAACTTTGGTAGAAGATGGCCTTCAACTGGTATTTTAACTATATATTATTATTTAAATTTATATGAAAAAATATATATTACTGGATTCAATCACTTTGATCCTAAAGAAAAAACTATTCATTACTATGAAAATAGAAAACAGATTGGACATCAACACCTATTGGAAAAACAAATAGTTGATGATTTAGTTAAAGAAGGTAGAATAATAAGAATTTAAGTATTTATAGATTTATATATTTATATATTTATAGATTTATATATTTATAGATTTATATATTTATAGATTTTTTATTAATAATATTTGTTAATTTATCAGAATATTCGCAACCTAAAAGTGTGCTGTTTATCCATATATTAGAATATCTGGATTCTTTTTTTAATTCTTCTTCATTACTAGGTCTTTGCTTAACAATAAACATCATTCTATTATATAAAGAATTATCAGATTCTTCTTCATTTCTTTGTATAAAATAATTTTTCCCTTCAAATGTAATATCCATTATATATTAATTGTGTTATTTCCTTAAATAATTTATAGATTTATTTATAGAATTATTTATAGATTTATTTATAGAATTATTTATCAATTTATTTATTTATCAATTTTACATTTTTTAGTTTCCTCTTTAGAAACCCATGAAAGATTAGTATCAGTAAAAGTTGAAACTGGTTCATTTAGTCTTTCAAGTTTGGATGTTTTTTGTTCGGTAGTTTGTGTATTACCGTGTTCATCTATACTAGATATTTTAATAATACTATTTCTAACATTTGACCAACTTTGATAATTATTGTAGTTTTTATTATTATAATTAAGAGTATTATTAGATTTTAAAAGACTATAATTTTCAAGATTATCGTTCATATTGTATTATATATTTATTATATTTATTATTATTTTATATATTTTTGTTAATTAATTTACAATATTATATCAATTCGTTACAATAAAATAAATAAAAACTTATTAATGTGTTAATGGATTCAGATAATGATATACGAAGTATTATAAGAAATATAATAAATAAAGTATTTTCACCTACAAAAATACCTGATGAAATGAGACAAGTTTTAATAGGTAAAAGTGAGATGGAAATAATTTGTAATTTAATTTTTCCAGACATCAATACTAATCAAAATAATATTATTAATCAAGATGTTAAAATAGACCTAGAAATTTTTGAAGGTTTGGGTCTAGATAAAGACAATAGTATATTTTCAAATATTAATTTATGTCAAACTAATTTAGGTGGATTCCTTTTAAAAAATATTTTAGGTAATCCAACCAAAGATTTAGATACATTATTAGCCAGACAAAATATTATAAAAAAAATAGTAAATGATGAAAAGTATTACCAAGATATTACTACAAGTCTAAATGCTATTAAAGAAAATGAAACTAACATTTTATATTTATGGAAGGTTTTGGATGAAGAAGCGAAATATTTGATTAGTATGGTTTATTTCCAAAATAGATTTTTGAAAATGTTTAATAATAATGAATTAGTTCTAAAGTTATATAACTTTTATATAATAATATTTTCCCCTTTACACGGTATTCTTACTCCTATTTTAATGGTTTTAGCGCCATTTATTTTCATCAAGTTTTATCTAAAAAAAGAGATGTCCATATCATTATACTTTAAATTATTAAGAGTTGCTGTTTCTGGAATTTCCAATATGGTAAAATTTGATCCAAACAAGGATAAATCGGATTGGAGTATAAGTCAAATGGTTTCGTTATTGATGTGGTTGGTTTTCTATATTCATGCTTTGTATAGTAATGTGCAATTGGCGAAAACTACAAATGAAATTATAAATATTCTCCACCTTAAACTAAATGGTATGAGTAAATTGGTAAAAGATGGAAACAATTTATATGATATTATGGGGAATGATATAAATGAATTTAGTAAATTTGTTAAATATGATGTTAAACCAAATTTCGGTATTCTATCAAATCCAATTTTTACTCAAGAACCTAGTTTATTCTCAAATAAAGGTTTAATCTTAAAAACGTATACATCATTAACAAAAAAGAAGGAAAATCTATTAGATTTATTACGATTTATTGCTACAACCGACGCATATATAAGTATATCTAATTTGTATAAGAGTGGTGGTTATTGTTTTCCAGAGTATGATATTGAAAGCGTAAAACCTTATATAGATGCGAAAGATATATGGTATCCTATATTGAAAAATAAAGTTATCAAAAATAGTATTGTTATAGGTAATCAAAATCCACTAAATGTTTTAATTACTGGACCTAATGCTGGAGGAAAATCTACTTTTATAAAATCACTCTCCTTGAGTATTATTTTCTCCCAAAGTTTAGGAATTTCTACTGGGTCTGAATTTAAAATTACCCCATTTTCAATAATTAATACTTATCTTAATATTCCAGATTGTAAAGGAAAAGAATCATTATTTGAAGCGGAAATGAGAAGGTCTTTAGAACATATTAATAAAATGAAAGAAACTCCTAAAGAAGATTTTAGTTTTGTTATTATGGATGAGATATTTAGTAGTACCAATCCCAACGAAGGTGTTGCTGGGGCGTATGCTATAGGAGATAGATTAAGTAGTTTTCAAAATAGTATATGTTTAATTACATCTCATTATAGTTATTTAACCAATATGGAAAAAGAAGGCAAATTTAAGAACTATAAAATACCAATTTCTAGAGATAAAGATAATAAGATAATTTATAATTATAAGTTAATGACTGGTGTTTCTAACCAATTTATCGCATTAGAACTTTTAGAGAAAAAAGGATTTGATAAAGATTTAATTAGAAAAGCGAAAAAAATAAATCAACAATTATGCGATAATATTGAAAAAGTTAGACCTAAAGGGAAATTTAAAAAAAAAGTAGTTAATAAAGAAAAAATTATAGATAATAAAGAAATTATAGATAATAAAGAAATTATAGATAATAAAGAAATTATAGATAATAAAGAAATTATAGATAATAAAGAAATTATAGATAATAAAGAAATTATAGATAAGAAAGAAATTATAGATAAGAAAGAAATTATAGATAAGAAAGTATAAATTTAATATATTTATAATAAATATATGGATATAAGCATTATTTATTTAATTCACATTTTATTTTCAGCACCTATTTTTATTTATTTAGGATATTATCCAGAAATTAAAAATAATTATGTAGCCAAAGGATTGTTATTATTAGGTATTATAATAATACTATACCACGCGTATCATTTATATAGTCATTATACTATTTCACAACAAATAAGTTGGGTTAATATAATTCATATGATTTGCGTAGGACCACTATTAATTTTTGCAGGATATAACAAGTCTTTACCACACCCTTGGTCTCAAATATCATTAATAATGGGTTATGGAGCGTTAATAAACTTTAGTATGAAATATTACAAAAGTTTACATTAATTTAATGTCAAATATAGTAGATATACTTATAAATTGAAAAATGATATTTATACATTTGAATCTGGTAGTAATAAAGTATGGAAAGCCGTATTTTTTACAGGAGATACATTTCATGAAGTAAAAAAAATAATTTCAGGACAGAGGATAGTTTTTAAAACTGAATTATTTTTTAAAGTAAATATATTTCCAGAAGAAATTTATGAAGGACATACTGATTAATAATATGTATAGTGATTAATAATATTTATAGTGATTAATAATATTTATAGTGATTAATAATATTTATTACATCTCGCAATGTTTGGGATATCTTGGAAATGGTATAACATCTTTAATGTTTTCAATACCAGAAACTAACATAATAAGTCTTTCAAACCCTAGACCAAATCCACCGTGTGGAACTGACCCAAATTTTCTTAATTCTAAATACCAAGGAATTGAAATTTCTTTATCTTCCATTTTTGTTTTCAATTCTTCGTAGTCGTCAATTCTCATAGACCCACCGACCAATTCGCCAATGTTAGGAACCAGAATATCCATTGCTTGAACTGTTTTACCACCAGGGTTTTCTTTCATATAAAACGATTTAATTTCCTTAGGATAGTCATATACAACTAGGACACCTCCGATTATTTTATCAGTCATATACTTTTCGTGTTCAGAACCTAAATCGCAACCCCAGAAAACTGGTTCTTCAAAGATATGTTTATCTTTCGCCAATTTCTTAAATTTTTTATGAACCATACCATTATCTCTAACAATAGCCCTTCCTTCATCAATTTCTTTTTCCAAAGTTTGAATAACTTCGGTATAAGACATTCTAGAAAATGGTGTATCAACTATTTTACTAAGTTGTTCAAGAAGTCCTTCCTTATGGTGTTCTGTAAAGAATTCAATTTCATCTTTACAACTTACTAAACAAGATTTAATACAGAATTTAATATAATCTTCCGCTATATCAATTAAATCTTTTAAGTTAATAAAACACATTTCTGGTTCAATCATCCAAAATTCGGCAAGGTGTCTGCTAGTATTAGAGTTTTCTGCTCGGAATGTAGGACCAAATGTATAAATATCACCTAGTCCAGCCGCATAGGTTTCTCCGTGGAGTTGTCCGGAAACTGCCAAGTTAACTGGAGAACCAAAGAAGGGTTCGTCTCCAAGAGTGTTTGAAATGTTTAAAGTTTCTCCAGCACCCTCACCATCACTTCCAGTTAAAATAGGTGTATGGACGTACTTAAAGTTGAGCATCTGGAAGAATGTATGAGTTGCTATGGAACACGTGTTTCTTAATCGGGCAATACCAGACATAGTTTTAGTTCTAATGCGGAGATGTGGGAATTTACGAATAAATTCTAAAGGTAATTTCTTTTTTGCGATAGGGTATTCTTTGGCATTAACTGTTCCAAAAACTTTAATAATTTTTGCTTTCAATTCGATGACTTGACCTTTTGCTGGACTTTCGACAATTTCACCAATTACTTCAATAGAAACTCCTTTAGTTCCATCTTCATAAATTGAACCTAATAACGATTTTTCTTCATCTGATTCTGGGTTGAGAATAATCTGTAATGATTTTAAACAACTTCCATCGTTTAAAGAAATAAATGCGATTCCATTACTTTGTTGAACCCTAAAACTATCTATCCATCCACACACTTTTACAGATTTTGATAAGTATGATTTAGAATATTGTAAAAGATTTTTAATGAGAAGTCTGTCACGTTTAAACATTTTTATTATGGTTTGTTTTTATTATTATGGTTCGTTTTTATTATTATGGTTTGTTTTTATTATATTTATAAAATATTCAAATCAATTTTTTATCAAAAGGTCATATTTAATAAAGGTCATATTTAATAAAGGTCATATATTTAATAAAGTTATATAAATAAAATTGAATTAATTTTAAATATTTTAATAGTTAAATATTATGGAATTTGAAAAACTAAAATCATCAAAAAATAAATATGATTTATTATTTTTCAATACTATAGAAGAGGTATTTTCTAATAATGAATTAGATCCCACAAATAAAGAAGATTTCTATAAAACTTTTATAGAAATTAAAAGAAAAAAAGCGTGTAAAGAATACAATGAAATAGAAGGTTTTGAAGGTCCGTATAGAGGAAAATATCTAGATGGATTTTCCCCACAATTTAAAGGAAAAAGTTTTGATACTATTAAAGAAACATTGGAGGCATTTAGAAAAGATGATTATGCCAAAGGCATTACTTTAAATCGTTATGGTAAATATACTATTCGTAAATCAGACGTATTACTATCAAGTAATACTAATGCCACTGGTAGTATGGAGATTTCGTGGATTGTAGGAAATGATTCATTAAAAGTTAAAGAGGGTGGTAATTTTGAAATTATTAAGATTAATGGAGAAGAATTATATATGAATACATTTAACTATAAGATTTACACAAAAGAAGGAGTTAAAAAAGGTAAACTAATTAATGGGAAACTTTTATCTAAATAGTATATTTATTAATGATTTAAAGGTAATAATAAAATGAATATTAATGAATTCTAATTTAAATAATGCAACTGAAACAGCAACTAACATGAGTCATAATCTGGTGGATGAAATACATCATTTGGGGCACGAATTAATTAATAATGCGGTAGGACTTTCCATTCCAATAATTAATTCATTTGCGAATGTTGATATCAATATACCTAAAAAATTAGATAATATTAATTATTACAGAGTTAATAAAGATAAACACATTTTAATAATATGTGAATTACCAGGTGTTCCAAAGAATGCTTGTAGTTTAAATTATAATGATGGAATATTGAGAGTAAGTGGGCATACAATGTATGAAAATGAGTGGGAAAAAATATGCGACCGAAAATATTATAAAGAAATTAATGTTGGTAGTATATTAAAAGATAATATTAGTGCCAATTATGATAATGGTGTATTAAAAATTACTTTAATTAAATCTAATATGTCTGACTATTCAGTTATAGAAATAAATTAAAGATATGAATATAAATTGAAAATATAAATTGAAATATAAATTGAAAATATAAATTGAAAATATAAATTTATAATATAAAAATAAAATATATAAAATAATTATTGTTTATAAATGAATTCTAACGAAAATATTAAAGAATGTAAAAAGTTTAATGATAAGTTATGGAAATGTATAGAAAATTCAAAAACAATAACTAGTTGTGGTATTTTATATTATGAATTTATTAAGTGCTTGAATAAAATTAAATAAACTAAACTAAACTTTTTGACGAAATCGTAGATTTCTAAACAGAAAAAATAAACTTTTTAGAAAAAAGTTTTATCAAAAAAAGGTAAATAGACAATAAAATTAAATAGACAATAAAATTAAATAGACAATAAAATTAAATAGACAATAAAATTAAATAGACAATAAAATTAAATAGACAATAAAATTAAATAGACAATACTATTTTGTATATTTAGGAAGAGTAACTTCTATAGTACAATCACACATTTTATATATATATGGTGTTTTACACTTAGAACACCTAAACTTATATATACATTCCTCTTGCCAACCCATATATTTATTTGCTATCCTTTTAGGGTAACTATCTCCTAGAATAATAGGTTTCCCTTTTTCATTATAACCTATATCACCTTTTTTGGCTCCTAACCAAGCAATACCGTTTATATAATTTAATTCTTTTTCAGGGTTTGGAATACTTAAGTATAGATTATACGCAGGAAGGTTATAACATTTAAATTCAGTAGTTCCTATTAAACCCGTTGGTTTATTACGAGGATCTAACAATTCTATTTCAGGATAATAATAAAGAGCGTGGTAAAAACCAAGATTATGTTTAACACCTAATATCACCGTGGAAACATAAGGTGGTGGAGGTGGATGAACTATACGTGTTCTCCCATCACTATGTTCTATAGATGTTAAGGGTGTATCATAACAACCTCCACACATAGTATAATATATTATTTTTTTTTTGTGTCTTTTTGTCTGTTTGTCTGTTTGTCTGATTGTCTGTTTGTCTGTTTGTCTGTCTGTTTGTCTTTTTGTTTATCTTTATAATTACTATTCTTTAATAATTTTTTTCAATTTTTATATTTTTAGTATATCTAACCAGAATAATTATATTATGGTGTGGTCTATATGAAACTTTATTGGTTTGTATATAATTAGGTTCTTGTGTTTTAGGGGTTTTAGGGAAAACAAACATGGTTTAAAGTTATATTATTTGGTGTATTTATAAATAGTATATCTAACCACTATTACACTAATATAATTATTTCTGGTTAGATTATACTATATATAAAAATTGAAATTTTTAATATTAAATTAAACCAAATAAAAAAAACTCATACTCAACAAACAGACAAACAATTTCAACAAACTCGCGAACTCAACAAACAGACAAACAATTTCAACAAACTCTCGAACTATCGAACTCAATTAAAATGACAGGTGTGTTTGAAAGGGCTGGAGCACATTTGGTAGTGATACCTCTTCAAGTACATTCTAGTCGTATGGTAATTTCGAAGATGTCTGCGGCTATTGGAAATGGTCATATAGGAGAAGGGGCTAATCTACAAGAATTCTTAGAAAAACAGAAAGATACTGAAGTTATAATAAATGGTGGATACTTTTACTTTGAAAAGGTGAAGGAAACATATGGGATAGAACTTCCAATGGGAAAGAATGTTGGCGATGGTTTCGGTATATGTAAGATTAGTGATAATTCATATGCAGATACAAGTTCTTGTTCAGATAGGATGGGTGGTTGGGTAGTCCAACGGTGTAAAGGAGAACCTTTCGAATTAATACCAAATATTTCAGGAACTAAGCATCCAAATTGTGAAGAATATAAGTATATATTATCTTGTTCTCCGTTATTAATGATGGAAGGTAAACGTGTTACTAATCCAGTAACTCCATTAGAGATAAAGGAGAAAAAAGGTCCACCAGGTCATCTAGGACATCTAACACAACCAAATCAGCGTTCTTTAATTGGACAAAGGTTAGATGGTAGTTTAGTATTTATTTCTACACAAAATGGTATAATATTTGAAGATATGCAAGAGTTGGTGGAAAAGTCTGGTTGTCAAACAGCAATGGCATTGGATGGGGGTGGTTCAACATTTTTATGGGAAAAAGGACAACCAAAAGTTCAAGGAGACAAAACAAGAGTTGTTGGAAATTCTATAGTTGTTTTCGCAGAAACTTTTTGACGAAATCGTAGATTTCTAAACAGAAAAAATAAACTTTTTGACGAAATCGTAGATTTCTAAATAGAAAAAAGTTTTATCAAAAACAGTAATCAATAGTTAAGACTACATAAAAATAAACTTTTTGACGAAATCGTAGATTTCTAAACAGAAAAAAGTTTTATCAAAAAAAAGGTAATCGATAGTTTAGACTATAGAGGGAATATCTAACCACTATTACATTAATAATTATTTCTGGTTAGATATACTTAATATATAAAAATTGAAAAATAAATAATGAGAATATTAAGCCGGAATAACAACCAATTACAAACAATTCCAACAAACAGACACACACACAGAAAGACTTATTTCCAATAAAATGAGTATGTCTATAAAAGAGTCGCTTGAGATAATTTTTAAAGACGATAAAATAAAAACAAGATTAGATTTGGATGTTTGGTGTGGAGGAAAAGGGAGAAAAAAACTTTATGACGAGGTAAAACTCAAATCTTTGGAAGGAGGATGGATGAAATCCTCCCCCAAATCAATAAGGAGGTGTTATCAAAAAATGTTATTAGGATACAAATAAACTTTTTAGACGAAATCGTAGATTTCTAAATAGAAAAAAGTTTTATCAAAAACAGTAATCAATAGTTAAGACTAGAGGAAATCTATAGTTAAGACTAGAGAAAGGGAATATCTAAAAAAGTAAAAAAGAGTATAATGTATTTTTTTTTACTTTTTTACTTTTTAACTATTGATTACTGTTTTTGATAAAACTAAATTATTGATTACTTTTTTTGATAAAACTTTTTTCTATTTAGAAATCTACGATTTCGTCTAAAAAGTTTATTTTTGATAAAACTTTTTTCTATTTAGAAATCTACGATTTCGTCTAAAAAGTTTAGTTTATTTAATAAAGAATAGAATTTCCCCTTTATTAGAAATTTTGTGAGTGCCTAATTTGCGGATAGTGTAAATGGAGCCATTGAAGACGATACCGCCGACATCTTGAAGAGTTAGGATGGCTGCGGAGGCTTCTTCGAAAGTTTTGAAACCTTTACCTTTATTCGAATCTTTATGATATCCGTTGATATAGAAGCCAGTTTTTTTGACGAAACCATCAGGAACATCTAGTTGGTCTTCATCTAGTTGGTCTTCATCAAGTTGTTCTTCATCAAGTTGTTCTTCATCTAGTTGTTTTTCGGAGGTTTTAGTGGCGTTATACTGTTCCAATTTTTTAGTATACTCAATTTTTTCCTGTTCGGCCATAAGAACCCACTTAGACTTAGCATCATCATCCATAAGTTTCCATTTTTCACTAGCAATTTTTACAGCGATAGTATGTTTGAGAACCTCTGGATCCTCAGTAGATTTAGTGGAAGGGTAATCTGTTTTAACCTTTTCAACACCATCTTCACTCCATAGCCAAATCATATATGAAGACTTTGGACGTGTAGGCAGATTAGGGTCTTTTTTAACTTTTTTTTTGGCAGTTTCAGTAGTTTTAGTGGTTTTAGTAGTATCTTTACCAACCACTTCACCAACCTTGAAACCACTCACATTAAATGTTTTATCACAAAGCGACTTGAAATTATCTTCATCTGCTTCAAATTCATCATCCATAACATTAGAAACATATTGAGAAGTCTGGCCAATAAACCAATCCTTCAAGAATTTAATTTGTTGTGGAGTGAATGTAGTAGACATTATAAGAAAGTTTGTTATAGTTTTGTTGTTGTTATAGTTTGTTATAGTTTGTTGTAGTTTGTTATAGTTTGTTGTAGTTTGTTGTAGTTTGTTGTAGTTTGTTATAGTTTGTTGTAGTTTGTTATTGTTTGTTGTAGTTTGTTATTGTTTGTGAGCCAATAAATATAATAATATCTAAGTTTTTCAATTTTTTTATATTACCCCATTCTAACCAGAAAAACATCATAATTTATCATATTGTTATAGTGATATAGTAATCGTGCGGAAGTTTATAAAAGTGATAAGGAATTATGATAGTAATCGTGCGGAAGTTTATAATAGTAATAAGGAATTTAGGAAAGTAATCGTGCGGAAGTTTATAATAGTGATAAGGAATTAGGATAGTAATCTGTATGAAGTTTATAATAGTGATAAGGAATTAGGATAGTAATCGTGCGGAAGTTTATGAAAGTGATAGGGAATTATGATAGTAATAGGGCGGAAGTTTATAATAGTGATAAGGAATTATGATAGTAATCGTGCGGAAGTTTATAATAGTAATAAGGAATTTAGGAAAGTAATCTGTATGAAGTTTATGAAAGTGATAGGGAATTATGATAGTAATCTGTATGAAGTTTATGAAAGTGATAGGGAATTATGATAGTAATAGGGCGGAAGTTTATAATAGTGATAAGGAATTTAGGAAAGTAATCGTGCGGAAGTTTATAATAGTAATAAGGAATTGGGATAGTAATAGGGCGGAAGTTTATAATAGTGATAAGGAATTTAGGATAGTAATCGCGCGGGATGTATTAGATATGATACCAATATGATATAAAATTTAATGTAAATTAGATATGATATAGATTTTGTATAATAACTAATAAACTAATGAATAAAATTTATATAAAATAAAATAAAATAAAATAAAATAAAATAAAATAAAATAAAATAAAATAAAATAAAATAAAATAAAATAAAATAAAATAAAATAAAATAAAATAAAATAAAATAAAATAAAATAAAATAAAATAAAAAATTAAATCTGCTAAACTTTTTTCTGGAATACCGCTACTACAAATAACTAGAATAAAAATAGTTATGGAAAGGGGATTTTATCTCATATAACTAATAGTTATAGACCTTTGAACATTAAAAATGGGGAAATTTTTAATCTTCTATTTCATTTAGTATTTTAATTAAGATGTCTCCGTGACATTTTTGTGGACAGCACCAACAACCTAAAACTTTATTTTTTAATTTTTTAAATTCTTCAGTACCTTCTTTTTTAATTTTGTTTCTAACCCATGTTTCATATAACTCTAAACATTTATCGAGTCCTTCTTTTTTAACTGTAAATGGATTAGCCCATTGACTAGATTTTTTAGGAAAGCGTTCTTTATTTATAAATACAATACCACATCTTCCGATATATTCATGTTGAGGATTTTCCATCCAATCTTGTAATGTATTATAAGTAGGGCGGATATATTTAACTTTAACATTAACAATTGTCGTCATTTATTTGTTATAGTTTGTTATAGTTTGTTATAGTTTGTTGTAGTTTGTTATTGTTTGTTGTAGTTTGTTGTAGTTTGTTGTAGTTTGTTATAGTTTGTTGTAGTTTGTGAGCCAATAAATATAATAATATCTAACTTTTTCAAATTTTTTATATTACCCCATTCTAACCAGAAAAACATCATATCTAAGTATCATATCATATCTAAGTATAAATACTTTGGCGATATAAACAATATTATGAGCGATTTCGACACTTTTATTAACTATACGAATATTGTTATAGTAATAAGGAATGTGTTATAGTAATCGTGCGGAAGTTTATAATAGTAATAAGGAATTTGTTATAGTAATCGGGCGGAAGTTTATAATAGTAATAAGGAATTTAGGATAGTAATCGCTCGGAAGTTTATAATAGTGATAAGGAATTTAGGATAGTAATCGCGCGGAAGTTTATGAAAACAAAGGGATAAATGGGTAATGGCGCGCGTGTCGAATTAGACATGATACCAATATGATATAAAATTTAATGTAAATTAGATATGATATAGATTTTGTATAATAACTAATAAACTAATGAATATACTAATGAATAAACTAATGAATATAATAAAATAAATAAAATAAATAAAAAATAAATAAAAAATAAATAAAATAAATTTAAAATTCAAAAAATAAATCTGCTAAACTTTTTTCAGAAATTAAAATTTCCCCCCCCCCTCAAAAAAAAAATAAAACGGGTCATTAAAAGCGTTTTTTTATAAATATTTCTTATAAAAGTAATAAATAAGTAAATATATTAGGTGATAAAAAGTTATAAAAATAAAAAGGAATAAAAAGTATGTAAAAAAGCGTAAAAAAGCGTAAAAAAGCGTAAAAAAAGCGTAAAAAAAGCGTAAAAGCGTAATAAAACGCGTAAATAAAACTTATTTAAAAAAAATATATTATAATATTATAAATGGAAAAGGATTATAATTGTATTTTATGTAATTATAAAAGTAATCGAAAGGGAGATTTTAATAGGCATATAAAAACTAAAAAACATCTAAATAATCAAGCGAAAGGTGATTTATGTAGTATTGAAAACGAAGTAGAAAAAGCGCGCAAAGGGGATAAAAAGACCCAAAAAGACCCAAAAAAGACCCAAAAAGACCCAAAAAAGACCCAAAAAGACCCAAAAAAGACCCAATTAGATTCAACTGAAATGAATAATTGTATATATTGTGATAAATCTTTTTCATCTATAGCTCATAAACGGAGACATGAATTACATAGATGTAAAAAAAGAATAAATTTGGAGAGTATATATAAAAAGGAGATGAAAGAATTTAAAAAAGAAAAGGAGCAATTATATAAACAGATAGACGCATTAATAAAGAAAGCTGGGAATACTACTATAACAAATAACTTAAATCTAAATAGTTATGGAAAAGAGGATTTATCTCACATAACTGATAGTTTCAAAACAAATTTAATAAAGGGTCCTTTTAGAATGATTCCTAAAATGATCGAGGCTGTCCACTTCAATGATAAGAAACCAGAGAATAAGAACATATCTCTAACTAACAAAAAGGAGAATGTAGTAAAGGTTTTTAAAGGAGGCAAGTGGACTTATTGTAATAAGAATGAGGTAATGGAGGAATTGATGGAAACTAACTATTACTTGCTAGATTCACATTATGAAATAGATAATGAATTAAATGGAGTTCAGAAGACAAGATATAGTAAATTTCAAGAGAAATATGATTTGGGAGAATTATCCAAAGATACTAAAGATTGTATAAATTTACTATTACTTAATGGGGTGGAATAGGCGATTTCGCGCGCCGTATTAGACATGATACCAATATGATATAAAATTTAATGTAAATTAGATATGATATAGATTTTGTATAATAACTAATAAACTAATAAACTAATGAATATAAAAAAATAAAAAAAAAATAAATAAATAAAATAAAAAAATAAATTTAAAATTCAAAAAATAAATCTGCTAAACTTTTTTCAGAAATTAAAATTTCCCCCCCCCTCAAAAAAAAAAATAAAACGGGTCATTAAAAGCGTTTTGGATAAATATTTCTTATAAAAGTAATAAATAAGTAAATATATTAGGTGATAAAAAGTTATAAAAATACAAAGTATCTAAAAGTATTTAAAAAGTATCGAAAAAGAATGAAAAAGTATCTAAAAGTATCGAAAAAGTATCTAAAAGTATCGAAAAAGTATTAAAAAAGTATCGAAACTAATTTAAGAAATAAAATATTTAATTATATTATATGTCGTATAATTGTGATAATTGTAATTATTTAACAAAATATTCAAGTAATTATAATAAACATCTAAAAACTAAAAAACATCTAAATAATCAAGCGAAAGGTGAATTAAGTAGTAAAATAGATGAAGTAGAAAACGCAAAAGAAGGGACTAAAAACATCCAAAAACATCCAAAAACATCCAATAAACATCCAAAAACATCCAATAAACATCCAATAAACATCCAAAAAGAATCCGAAATATCAGAATATGAATTTGGTATATATAACTGTAATTATTGCGATAGAGGATTTACAAATTTATCAAATATGAGGAGACATGAATTACATAGATGTAAAAAAAGAATAAATTTGGAGAGTATATATAAAAAGGAGATGAAAGATTTAAAGAAAGATAAGGAGCAATTATATAAACATATAGAGGCATTAATAAAGAAAGCCGGAAATACCACTACTACAAATAACTTGAATCTAAATAGTTATGGAAAAGAGGATTTATCTCATATAACCGATAGTTTCAAAACAAACTTAATAAAGGGTCCTTTTAGAATGATTCCTAAAATGATTGAGGCTGTCCACTTCAATGATAAGAAACCCGAGAATAAGAATATATCGCTAACTAATAAAAAAGAGAATGTAATAAAGGTTTTTAAAGGAGGCAAATGGAAATATTATAATAAAAATGATATAATGGAAGAATTGATGGAAACTAACTATTACTTACTAGATTCGCACTATGAAATAGACCATGAATTAAATGGAGTTCAGAAGGCAAGATATAGTAAATTTCAAGAGAAATATGACACAGGCGAGTTATCTAAGGATACGAAAGATTGTATAAATTTACTATTACTGAATGGGGCGGAATAGACGATGTATTCGCGCCGTATTAGACATGATACCAATATGATATAAAATTTAATGTAAATTAGATATGATATAGATTTTGTATAATAACTAATAAACTAATGAATATTAATTCTGGTTAGATAACCTATATATAAAAAAATTGAAATATATAAAATTATATATAGTAAATAGACTGATAACAACTGATATATAACAAAGTATCAAATAACAAAGTATCAAATAACAAAGTATCAATCAGTCAAATCAAACACACACAACAAGTCAAATCAAACACCAAGCGAAGCAGTCAAAACAAACACACAACAAGACTAAACAAACAAACAAACAAGTCAAAACAAACAAGTCAAAACAAACACCAAGCAGTTAACATGCCAAAAGGAGGAGGAAAAAGTAAAGGTGCGTGTAAGACGGGACCACCACCTAGGAATTTGGCTTTCGTCGATACTGATGATAGCAACCAATATTATGCGCGGATTGAAAGAATTTTGGGAAATTGTCGTGTCAAAGTGGTTTACTATGGGAAGTCATCTAGAGATGATGGAGTCCAAATGCGAGAGATTGTGGCACAAGTTCGAAAACGCAGAGGACTGGACAAGCTGAAACTTCGAATAGGTGGATTTGCTATAATCTCACTTAGGGATTTTGAAGATGATAAGGCAGATGTGATTCACACCTACAGAGAAAACGAAGAAGTTGAACTACGAAAGAGAAATGCTCTACCAACTGAAATTGTGAATTCTAGAGGTGACGACGAAGAAGAACATATCGTTTTTGATGGAGATAGTGAAACTATTGTTAGAATTCGAGAACACGAATCTGGTTATGGGGACACTATGCCTGGTTATGGGGACCTTATGCCTGGGTATGATTAAAAAAAAAGTTTAGACAAAAAAAAGAAAAAAGAAAAAAAAGAAAAAAAAGAAAAAAATAATAATTAAATATTTTTTTCTTTTTTTTGATCTAAACTTTTTCTTTTTTTTGTCTAAACTTTTTCTTTTTTTTGTCTAAACTTTTTTCTGTTTAGAAATCTTCGATTTCGTCAAAAAGTTTGTTTCTGGTTAGATATACCATATATAAAAAAATTGATTAAATTAGTTATAATATATACTAATTGGATTGACACAAATACACATATATCAATCTATCACAAACTTTCATACAAACTTTCAACAAACACACATACAAACTTTCAACAAACGCACATACAAAGACAAAACAAACCACAAAGCGACGAATACAAAGATGTCTACAATCCAACAAACTCAAGCACCTGTGGTCGAAGTTGTCGAAGTGACAGAAGTTGTCGAAGTTGCCGAAGTGACTAAGCCAAAGAAGAAGAAGGTTCAAAAGAAGGAGGTGGAAAAGAAGATAGAAACAGTGGAAGAAGTGCCAGTAGTCAAGCAGATGTATGGGATGTCTACGAATGGTATTCCAATTGGAATTACTGGAGGTTTTTCAGCGAGGTACAATGTTCTCAAAAAGCATATGGGTTTTATCATAGGAAAGGGTGGTGGAAATGTGAAGCGAATTCGAGATAATACACAATGCCAGATTCTTATCCAAGACCCAGATGAGGAATCTTCAGGGTATCATTGGTTTTTGGTGAGGGGACTATTCAAGAAGAATGTTGAACGAGCATGTGCCGAACTTAACATTCTTGAGAATAAGGCATTTGGTTTGATAGACCCTTCCGACCATCACTTGCCACAAGAAATTCCAAATCCAGACACTTATGCTTATAGCGAGGTGAAATGTTCTTACCTAATTGTCCATCCTTCTCACGTCGGTATGATTGTTGGGAAGAAGGGCAAGAACGTTACTAGGATTTCGCGAGAAAATGGTGCTTTTATTTACATCCAAAAGGGAAACGCTCGCACTGGTGGGATGCCTTGGTTCCAAATTAAGGGACTATATGAGAGAAACATCGAAAGCGCGTTCTTTGCTCTTATCGAGGAGGCAAGGAGAGCGGAGATTAACCAAACTTTTTAGAAAAAAGTTTAGACAAAAAAAATGAAAAATAAAAAATAAAAAATAAAAAATAAAAAATAAAAAATAAAAAATAAAAAATAAAAAATAAAAAATAAAAAATAAAAAATAAAAAAAAGAATAATTAAATAGTTTCTTTTTTTTTGTTTAGAAATCATCGATTTTGTCAAAAGTTTCTACCTATTTTGTAAAGCACGAATATCTCTTTTACTTTGTCCCCATAGTTCTTTCCACTCCTCTACATTTTCTAAAAGGTTTTTAATAATTTGGTGATAGTCGTTTGTGATTTTATCTTTTCCTAGAGTTATTAGTCCATTAGATGTATTAATTATAACATCGTCTAAAGTGAGTTCTTTAATAGTGCCACTATTCTTGGGGTCAAAGATTTCATAGACATACTGACCAATAACGAAATTATCCATTGCTTATTATTGTGTATGTATTTATAAATAAAAAAACTAAATCAATTTTTCAAATAGAAAAAGACACCTGTCTATTCCATCTTTTTTTTGTCTAAACTTTTTTCATCTTTTTCATCTTTTTTTGATCTAAACTTTTTTCTGTTTAGAAATCTTCGATTTCGTCAAAAAGTTTGTTTATTTGTTAACGTAAATCCCAAGTTCTTCAGACCATTCAGTTCCATTAGGTGGTCTGCCTCGTGGTTTTGTGGAAATTGGTTTTTCTACCTTATTGTACTTGGAACCATCTGAGTAAATATACCCATCTTCTTCATCAGACCATTCAGTATCCTTTGGTGGTTTGCCTCGTGGTTTTGTAGAGGTAGTCTTTTCTTCCTTAATATACTCGGTTCCATCTGAGTTGATGTACTTTTCGTCTTCATCAGACCATTCGGCATCCTTTGGAGGGCGTCCCTTTGGTCGGTTGTTTGGAGACACATTTTCCTTGTTTGCCTTTCTAGGACGTCCTCGGTTTGCCTTAGGGAAGTCTTGGTGTTGCTTAATGCTACCAAGGGCATCCGCTAGTGTGATTCCTTGTTCTTTTGCGTATTCGGCAAGTGCGTTGAATGCTGTATTGAAAGACATTATGAGTGTGTTTGTTTTGTAAGAGTTTGTAAGAGTGTGTGTTTGTTTTGTAAGAGTGTGTGTTTGTTTTGTTGAGAGAGAGTTTGTGTGATTGATATGTGTTTATTTGTTTCAATCTAATTAGTATATATTATAAATAATTAAATCAATTTTTTATTATATGGTTAATCTAACCAGAAAAAACTTTTAATAGTTAATCTAACCAGAAAAAAAACTTTAATATTCCGTATAGTTTATGGTTAGATTAACTATATACTAAAAAATTGATTTAATTGTTTATAGATTAGTTTAATGGGCACACTAAGAAACTATCACACTAAGAAACTATCACACACTTTCTCACACTTTCTCACATACTTTCTCACATACTTTCACACACTTTCTCGCATACTTTATCTCAATTTCACGCAAACAAACATAATGCTTTTCTCTACAAAGATGGTTAATTCCAGCAAGGCATGGGTGTTTGGTTCGGCAAAGTCTAAAGAAAATTTTCTCGCGAACTTTCCATTGTTGACACGGATTGTTGTAGACCACAAAGTCAATGAGACTCAATCAAATAGCGCAGGCATCCCTATGGTGAAGGTGACCATTTATGGTTTGGATTACCACGCCATCGAGGCGTGTTTCCGAGAAGGGTTGCGAACGATTGAAGAATCATTGGCATACGACAAGGATAAAAAAGATAATAGTAGATTTAGCACCCCAAATTATAGCGCGGGTGATCGCGATGATGCTATAATCAGAATTTCAATAGATAAACCTTGGGATTGGTACCATATTTGTGGTGAGTCGAAATCTGGGTACAAGAATTCGTTTGGAGCATTGTCGGTGGATTCCGAAGATGAAGAAGATGAAGAAGATGAAGAAGAAGAAATCAAATCAACTGCATTTGATATGGATTTTCCATCGTTCGGGAAGAAGGAATTGCCAAAAGTAGCGAGTTGGCCAAAAGTAGCGAGTTGGCCAAAAGTAGCAAGTTTGCCAAAAGTAGCAAGTTTGCCAAAAGTAGCAAGTTTGCCAATCCAGCAACAGACAATTCCACCGAGTGTTGAGTGGGGTTCTCCAGAAATAGAAGATGATTGGTAAATAAAAAAGTTTAATCAAAAAAAATAAAAAAGTTTAATCAACAAAAATAAAAAAGTTTAGACTATTTTTAATTTTATTTTATTAAAGGCATATAGTGATTTACACAACTTTACCAGCGATTTCCACACTTTTTTAGTATAAGTTTACCTACAGATAGCGTAAAACATAAGACTTGCGGACAATGTATGTTTACCAGGATGGCGAGAGGAAGTACACCGCTACGTCGTATCCAAAAGTGGCACGAGGAGGAAAGTGTTTTATGTATTTTAAATAATCTCTTCTTTATCTCCTATTAATAAGGATTGTTTATAAATTAGATTAACTATTTAATTTGACATATTTAATTTAATTAAATTTATGCTAAACTTTTTTCTTTTAAATAAGTATATGTCAGCAAAAAATAAATCTTTAAAAAAATTACCTGAGTTTGAATATAGAATTCCAGTAAAATATGATTCCGCTTTTAGAAGTAGAATTGAAAATAACCGACTTAGAAATGCCCATCCAAAAGTAAAGAAAATCCACGTAGCACATAGAGATACTGTAAAGAAATCTAGCGGGATAAAAATAATTAATATAATTATAGCGGCACCAACAAAAAAAATAGCGGATGATTGTTTCAATGATGGTAATAGAACTATTCTAAAAAGTATGGAGAACAACCGTACATCTAAAAGAACAAAAAACAATAGAACAAATAAAAGAACAAATAATAGAACAAAAAGAAGTCCAAACAATAGAACAAAAAACAATAGAACAAAAAACAATAGACCTACTGTATCATATCCAGAAGATGTTAGTTCCGAAACTGATTGGGGAGATTATGAAAATAGAAGATATGCGTATCAACAAAATCACCCACAATGGAAAATAGTGTAAGTTTCTGGTTAGATTAACTATATAAAAAAAAATTGATTAATTTATTATTGTATATACCAATTGGATTGAAAACAAATTATACACTTCAATTACAAACAACACACTCCTCACAAGACTTACAAGACTTACAAGACTTACAAGACTTACACGACTTACAAGACTTACAAGACAAACAAACAACAATGACTATTTCTAACACTTATGCGATTCCAGTTGATGGAGATAAAGTGTTTCGGTCAAACAAACATGGACAGGCTGAACTGAAAAAGATGCCAGGAGTTCAAAGAATTTTTGTAGAAAATCGGGATAATTCTTTCATTAATCAAAATGGATTGAGAATGGTGAAAGTTCTCATAGTATCCAATAGCAAGGAATCGAGCGATGCCTGTTACCAAAAAGGTCGGGAAATGATTATGGCAATTATGAAAAATCAACCAGAAAACTCTTATTCCAAAAGGTCTTATACCGGAAACTACAATGTGCCTGTTGATGGGGATAAGATTTTCAGGTCAACCAAAGTAAGATTTGAAACCGATCTCAGGGGAAACCATCCAAATTGCCAGATTCGAGTTTCTCACAGAGAAAAAAGTTTCATAAAAGATGGTATCTGTATGGTAGTAGTGACTATTACTGGACCGAGTAAAGTTGAAGTTGATGCCTTATGGATTGAAGGTAGCAATATGGTTAAACAACTTCTCGCAGAAATGCCACGTTCAGAAAGGTCAGACCCTAGTATTGGACTAGCAGTTCCAAGTATCCAAAAAGAAACTAAAGAGGACTTTATTAAACGAGTTAAGAATCTTATCTTCGCTAGGGAAATCTTGGGATACAAAAATCACGAAGATTGCTCTGATATTTTGAAATTAATCCTAATGAGAGAACGAGATGGTATTATGGACCATACAGAACTTGGGAAGGCTTGGCAATCCAATCGAGAAGATGTTATGTTGGATGACATTATAGGATATGAAGTTCCATGCGATGATTGGGGTGCTCATGCTGAAATCTGGCAACAAGCCCAAATTAACCACCCGACATTGAACGTTGTTGCTTAAACAAAAAAAGACAAAAGACAAAAGACAAAAGACAAAAGACAAAAGACAAAAGACAATAAAGACAAAAGACAATAAAGACAATAAAAGACAATAAAAGACAATAAAGACAAAAGACAATAAAGAAAAAATAAAAAAAATAAAAAAAATAAAAAAATTTTTCTATTTATTTTAAGTAAATATTCTCTATTTATTAAAGAAATTATGCCATATATTTATAAATAGGGTCTTTTTTTCAGTTATGATTTTTAAGTAAAAATTGATAAATTATTAAATACTTAATTTAATGATAATGAAAATGAACCGAAATTTTGTTATTGGTAAAACAATTGACTTGGCTTTAGAAAAATATAAGCAACACGACAAAGGGAATGTTATAGAATTAAAAAATCCATTAAATATGTCATCTTCCAAATTAGAAAAAAAAATAATTATAGGTGTATTATCTAATAAAATAAAAGATAGAGAGTTAACTATAACAGAATCAACATATTTATTATGGTTAAAACGAATGTATCCAGATTTACTTAAATATAGATATTTTAGTATAGCTATAAAATTTACTGAAATAGAAAAAGACCAACTAATTAGATATATGGAAGAATATCGTAATAAAAAAGTTAACTTATCGAACATATATAGAATATTTGATTTTAGTATATAGAATATTTGATTTTTGTGTATAGAATATTTGATTTTAGTGTATAGAATATTTGATTTTAGTGTATAGAATATTTGATTTTTGTTTAGGCGAAAAAAAATTGATTTCTTAAAATATTTCTTAATATAACAGAAGTAATAGAAGTATAACAAAACAAAACAAACCAAAACAAAACAAAACAAAATGTCAACTACATCACAATCAGAACAAAGTCAGCAAGGACAAGGACCACAACTAGGTCAGCAAGGACAAGGACCACAACTAGGTCAGCAGGGACGTGGTCGAGGAGGTCAGCAGGGACGTGGTCGAGGAGGTCAACAGGGACGTGGTCGAGGAGGACAACAGGGAGGACAACAAGGACAACAAGGTCGAGAATCGCTATCATTCTCTAGTGTTCCAGTAACAGATGAATTAATTGGAACAGTTGTGGGGAAACAGGGCGCCACAATTAATAAGATTAAGGATGACACAGGGACTCGAATTAGTCATTTGGAACCTCGACCAGAAGAGGGTCATTTGTTTCATTCCTTTCATATCTCAGGAAGTCTAAAAGGTGTTGACCGAGCACGGCGGTGGATTCTAAGTATTCTAGGAAATACATATAAGATGGACCACCCGGATTGGGAAGAACATAGTAAGGGGAAAAGTGTAAGAGTCGAACGACAAGGTAGTAGTGGAGTAGGTAGTGAATAAATAAATATTAAACTTAAATAAAAACATATTAACTTAAATAAAAACAAAAAACATATTAATAAAAACATATTAACTAAAACATATTAACAAAAAACATATTAAACTTTATAATTATAATTTTTTACTTTATAATTATAATTTTTTACTTTATAATTATAAAATTTAATAAACTGATATAAGAATAAAAATTGAATTCCACATTATTAGTTTAAACTT